TCATCCAGATAATTCTTTGCGATTTTCGCTTCCCGCAGTGTTGGCTGCCCATATCCGAAACTGCACGCCACGCTGTGATTTTACACGATATCCGACAGAGATAACAACATCAAGATTGTAGAATCTTGTAATATTGCTTTGCTTTTTGCCTTCCATAGCACCGTGCTGACTGGTTGTTGCAAATTCTGCAACAACCACTTTTTCATCTAACTCTCCCTCAGTAAATATGTTTCTAATGTGGCGCGAGATAGTAGATTTGTCTCTTTGAAACAGTTCTGCCATCTGCTCTTGTGTAAGCCACACCGTTTCATCCTGCATATTGACATCTATTTTAGTCAAACCATCTTCGGTCTGATAAATCAACATTTCTCCATAATTATCCACTGCAGTGTTCTCCCTTCGGTTTTACTGGTCAAGATTTTCCGTATCTATCAAGTACAATCTTTCTGAATTTTTCTCCCCCATAAAAATACTCTGTTTTTCCATCTGTCTTCATCGTAAATAACCACTTGAAATTCACATCATGGTTAATCTCCATCGAATGTAATATGCCGCCACGAATAAACTCATAAAAACGATACCCATCATCAGCAAACCTGCTCTGTGTCGTATTAAGGGTGGCAATTGCACTCTTATCTGTAAGTTTCGCAAAGCAGGTCACAAAATTCCCTTCAAACATCTTTTTAAGCGCTTTTGTCATTTCCCTGTCATTTTTATATAGTTCGAGCAAATAGTGAGCCATCATGTCGCCAACATTTTCTAAGTCGGCCACTTTAATATCTATCAGAAACAGCGTGAACTTACTGGCAAAATTTACAACTTGAATGCACTTCCTTCTATCGAAATAAAATAGCTTTGCACCCCATTCCAGAAGTTTATCGCCACTTTCTTTTTCAATCACTGCTTGAGTAATCCTATTAATTGGAGGGGTTAATTCTGCCGGAAGTTTTAATTTATATCGTTCAAATGTCCGTTTTGTAGCATAAATAATCATAGCACACCGCCTTAATCATTTCTCTTCACATAGGTTAGTTCAATGTCATACCCAAGAGCCTCCAGCATCTGTACAAAAGTCTTATTCACAACACCGTCTTGCTTTTTGATGATGCGATTGACATATGGACTTGTAGTTTTAATCTTCTCCGCAAGCTGTGCCTGAGTAATACCACTCTCTATACATTTCACCTTAACATCTAATTCTATATTATTTTTCAACATAAAAATCTCCTTGTCCGCACTGCTTTCAACGAATTACACAAATCAGATAATTTATTGTACCGTACTTCCATGACTTTTTCAATGAATTTCAGAAAATTAAGCACCCCGCTTTCCGGCAGAGTGCTTACCATCGCAAAGCCGAGTGGGTTTCGGGGTGAAACCACTCGGCTATGTAGGAATTGTTCAAATATAAAAAGGACGAGTTATGCTTATTAAAATCTAATCGTTGGTTTGCCAACTCTCGAATACTAAGCCATAATAGTAACCTGATAGACATGACAAACAGTCCTTAATATCTTTGAAAACAAGAACAAAGTTCTCTAAATCCACAACGACATTTTCATATGTTTTCAAGTAAAAATGGTATTCCTTGTGATTGTTCATAGGATACCGACTAAAATCGATATTATAATAGGCTTTGTTTATGTCATCTCCCATAATTGTTTTTGAAAGCTCATCAAGATATGATTCTAAATTCATTATCATATTGTTAAATTCAGATTCTTCATGCCCTATTCCAAAACCGAATTTTTTAATCTTTTGCTTTGTAGTAAGCCAAATTCCTCGTATATCGTGGTTCTCTTTGAAAGAAGAGTTATTACCAAGTAAAATATTTAAGCTCCAGCAAATTGATTTCTCATATAACTCAATACCGTGATTTATTGAGAATAGCATAGGAAATATAATACCATCAGCCTTTTTGTCAGAGTTATCTTTTAGGCAACACTCTGCTAATAATATCGCACTTTCAAAATACCCCTCAGCGATTACGTTCATATTATGAATTGGTTCGTGATTATTAGTTCTCCAATTCATATAGGCATTCTTATTGATGTCTGCATTGTAACTGAATATTTTTTTCATCTTTCTCCTTAAATATTGTTGTCCACAACAGCGTTTACATTTCTTTCCACTACCACAGGTTCAATGTTCCTTTCTCCCTGTTTTTTCGATTTGATGTTCTTTGAACTTCTAAATTATTTATCAGAAAAATGGGGACATTGCCTTCCTGTGTTAGAGTCGATTTTTGTAGATTATATATCAGCTCTAATATATAAAAGATGATGCAAAAGTTTTCTATACACAAATCAGCAAATTCAAGTAAATACAAATTAACAGACTTGTTTCTGTCTTTGAACGTAAGTAATTGTGTCTTGTAATCAATGTCACTATCAAAATGTTGTATGGCGTTTCTTATTTTATTATTCAAACTATTAACGGACTTGCTAAATGGTTCTTTTTCGCCTATGTATCCATTCTGTAATCTATTTCCTTTTGTTTCTTTAAGAAAATCAGCATAGGTCTTTCCATTAACACACTGCTTCCAATCGCTTCGTAGATATATGTTATTTAACCCAATAATTATTGCAACATTTTCAAGTATCCATTCAAAGCTTTTAGCGTAAAAATCGGATAACTCATTGAAATTTGCCGTCATAATACCATGCTGCTCTTTATCAACGTTCTCAACACAGTTTCCATTTCTGAGGGCAACTACGGGAACTAATTGTTCATATATCTTCGCAAATAAATCAATTAACTTAAATGCATTTCGCTCAATTTTGCAAAAATCAATCTGGTTATTTTCTATAAATTCAAATATTTTATCAAAATTAGCTGCTGTTCCAATTACAGTTTTACCAATTCTCGAATATTCTTGTAAGCTGCCTGCCCCGATAACATTTGAAATACCTGTTGTCGTTAATAGGAGTTGATGCAATGCCATTGATGCATCGAGTCTGTTATTGATTTTCGTAATCGGGATATAAGAGTATTTAGAAACTAAGTTCTCCAATTTTGGGAATAAAATCGCATCTTGAGCATTCCAAAACAGTTCAAAGTTTTGCTTCGTTTTACTCAAGTCATGCTTCATAAAATCAGCAAAACACATAGCCTGTTGGGTCGCTTTTATTGCCGCTTCTCCATCATTATAAAGTGTAGAGTTCCTCATGTACGGTGAAAGTTCAACCTCGCCGAGCTTTTTGTATATTGCTTTTTCTGGTAGGAAACTCCGCTGAAAGTTCAACTGAATAAAACTCTTTATCGTCACAGTTAGTAACATCTGCATTCTCTACATTAATATTGTATTCCTCAATATAAACTTTACCGTGCATTGTTGACTGACAAGTGGGACACTGAATATGGAAAGGAATATCATATGCACCCACCTGAATGCGAAGATTTATCTTCGTTCCGCAAGCATTGCACTGAATAAATTTGTTGTCAACCACAATATCCCTCCTGTCCTTTTACTTCCATTTATCAAATCATTGATAAAACTGTGCTACCACAGTATCAACTAAATCGTCATAAGTGATAATTTCCAAATCTTGATATTGTGCTTTGATTTCCATCCATACTTCAGCTTCAAAATCGCTCCTTCGTCCGACCACTAAATATCTCCTTGGTTTGTAAGCCTTGATATCATGCTCTTTTTCACACCACATTTGGTTGTTAGGGTCATCGAAATATTGCTGATATACTCTCGTTTGGGCAATATATGAGTTGATTTCTGAGCTGAAATTTTCTCTATTATTTCTACCAACAATTGCACCGTGTTTTATATTCGGCAACTTAAATTCAACTATATCCGCATACCCATTAGCTTTAAGTACGAAGAAGTCCGGCTTAATATTGGGTCTGTTTTCACTCTGCCATTTGCACTCTACTTGTCCAACTGAACGGATTCCTTGAAAAGCCATTGTCATAATAAATTTATTCTCGTCTTGCTCCAAAAAGGAGGTAATATCAGTCTCAGAATTCGTAGAATCACCAAATAATTCAATAAAGTGATTCATTTTAGGCAATTTATCATACTTGTAGTCAACAGGTTCAGGATATTGATAAAACATATCCCTAAGCCAGTTACTACTATATTCTGAAAAATTGAATTTCAACTCATCGTATTCGCCCTCTAACGTGTCGTCATATTTCAATGGCAAAAAATCCATCCATTTAATAGTTCTTGTTTTCAAGTCATTGTTCTTACAATCAAAGAAAGTACAATTAATCAATCGTACAAACTGATTTCCTACAATATCAATTCCATCTGCATTGAATCCTATGGAATGGTTTTGTGCTGCAAAATTCCATTTCAAATCAATAAGTTTTTCCATCCCTGCATTAGTTGGTAATACTAAATCCTCATACAAGTCACTTATTAGGGGATAAACGACACCACTGCTCCCATCAAATTGAAACCCAATAATCTTTTCCATAAATTGTTGAGTGGTAATATTTTCTTTTGTCCAATCATTTAATGTAATGACTTTTTGCGACTTTGGTTGGATCACCTTGCTAAATGGATTTCCGCAATACTCAATAGCGAGATACTCTTTGCTAAAATAGAGAATTATGCTTTCGGGGTCAATAATAAAACAATTGACATTATTGATATCAATATTGTTATCTTTTATATAATGAAACATCTTGCTCCAATATATTTTTGATATTTCAGACAATAGTTCTACAGCTAATTCACCATAACTATTAGCATTCTTCTTGCTTTCATCAAACATGTTTCATCTACCTCATTTACTAACATTTTTTATATATTATACCTCATATCTATGAACTTTTCTACCAATTTCGGCTATGTAAAAACGGCATCAGCTCCTCGCCAATGCCGCTACTCTTTAAAGCATATTTATCCTTTTAAGATACCCCACACAATCCCTACAGCCTTTGAAATAGACATCCTGCATTTCAATAGCAGTCAGTTTATTGTGCAAACTGTAGATGCAAATCAATGCAACACATTTTTCCTCTGACAGCCCATGCGGTTTGTCAATATCAACGACATCTTTTACCTTCGGATACCTTTTATACAGCTTGTCCAGTTCCTCCATGACTTCCTGATGCTGCCCGGTGGCGTAAACATCCACGATATCGTCTATGATTTTCTGCATAATGGTAGGGAGGGTAACAGGAATATCATCTGGCTTGTTATATCCGAGTGCCATTGTGAGGTTTGCCTGTGCATCTAATGCCGAAAAAATAGTTATCCCGAATTTTAGGGATGATTCATAATAAATCATTGTATACTGCTCCTTTCTGTGAGTGTATGTACTAGAAATTCGGGATAACTAAGATTGCTTATCGCAGTCCGGCAAGTTTACGCAGTGTTTCCTCATCGGAGTCATCCCAAATTGGCGGCTCATCACTATCCGTTGTGACAGAGGTTGCTTTTTCAATGGCCTTCCGTTTCATTTCTGTATCAGCATAAGCATAGATTCTGGTCGTTTCTATAGACGCATGACCAAGGAATTCACTAAGCAACGCCAACGGCATACCACCACGATATAAGTGAATGGATCTCGTATGGCGCAAATGGGGAGCTCCCCATTTGCGCCATTATGGAGAGTGTTTTAAAATGGTGAGTGATTGCTCGTAAGGATGATATTTCCGATAACCTTTGGATATCGTGCGCAAAACACTCACCATTTTATCGTCAACGACTTAATGTATTTAAAAAATCCATTAAGTTCTTATCATCTGACCAGTCCGGCAATTCATTTGTTGGAAGTATATCTATATATGCCGCCTCCAGTGCTTTTCTTCGAGTCTCCGTGTCGGCTTTGGCGTAGATTTGTGTAGTGCTGCAATCGCAATGCCCCAGCAGATCTCTGATATAGACCAGATTAACGCCTGATTGTAGGAGATGGACGCTCTTGCTGTGCCGAAATACATGTGCTGTAACAGGGAAGCGCACATCAAACCCTTCTTGTAGTTTAGCCATATCAACATATTTACCTATGATGTAGGATATTCCCCAACGTGAAAACGGTTGCTTTTTTTGATTTACAAACACATACTCTTCACCTGTGCTGATGCCCGTATTATTAGAACTACATTTTAAGTAAGACTGTAACAAGCTTTTCGTTTTTTCAGTGATGGGTACGTGCCGTGTTTTTTGCCCCTTCCCGTGTAATGTAATGACCGCGGGCTTTTTCAATCGCAAGTCTTTTACTTTTAGGTCAATGATCTCCTGAACCCGGGCAGCACTATCGTATAAGAGTGCCAGTAGTACCAGATCCCTTAGCCCATTTTTATTTGATGGGTCTGGCATAGATAACAAAATTTTCATCTCATTCCCGGTAAGGAAAGGAACTACTGTCTTTGCACACTTTTTATTTGGGATGTTTAGTATCCTCTGGAATTCATATAGATTCTCCAGCGATTGTTTCTGGACAAAACGTACAAACGAATGGATTGCCACCAGCCGTTGATTTCTGGTTGTGATGCTGCAACCTCGTGTAGACTCAAGCCAATCTAAAAAGTCAGTGACAGCATCGCGGGTCAAGTCTGACATGGCAAGTAGCTCTGGCGTAATCGACTTCACACTCTCAAAAAAAATCAGCAACAGTTTAAATGTGAAAGAATACGACTGTATGGTGTGAAGGCTGGCATTTTTTTCACCTGGCAGGTATTTACTGAGGAATGTGGTCAAGTAATAAGGCAGATCAGCTTTCATCATATACAGCCTCCCATTCTGGGATGACATAACCAAACTCGGCTTCAACACGCTTAACAATCTCCGGATAAAGATCTGATGTAAGCGATAAATAATACTGAGTGGCGCGGAAATCCGAGTGTCCCATATATGCAGCAAGGTATGGCAGCATGACGGTCAGGTCATTGTCGGACAAAACCCAGCCTTTAAGACATTTGACGGCAAAGCCGTGACGAAAGCTATGGATTCGGGGACCTATTGCTGTGTGGGGGATGTCGGCCATCAACAGGTAGTCCCTAAAATGGGTATAGGCAGTGCTTTTGTCCATCTGCCCCATGACACCATTGTGGCAGCCGGGGAAAAGAAACATCCTGCTATCACTGAATCGATGAAATTCATCAACAAAAGTGGCAATGCGTTTTGTCATGCTGTCAGACAGTGGAATCAAGCGATCCTTCCCATTTTTAGCAGCGCGAATGGTAGCAATTCCGGAATCTATATCCATATCGTCAAGAACCAGGTTCAGTGCCTCAGATATCCTGACACCCGTACTATATAAAAATCTGAATAGGACTGGATCTACAGTTGTCCTGTACGAAAACCTTGCCTGTAGGTACGACTTTGGATAACCATCAATGGTCGTGAAAAAACGCCGAACCTCATCATCGCTTAAGATATAGGGAATGAATTTACAACGTGGCAGCTCGGTTCTCACTTCGGCTATATACGTGTGGTAACCCCTGTCTGAAAGATAAACCGCAAAATCTCTCATGACCAGTTCCTTGTTCCGATGTGAACACGGGCGCTCGTTCTTATCATAGATAAAATCATTGACTAGCTCCTTTGTCAGCGTTGCTCCATCAAACCCATTATTGAAATAAAAGGAGTCAAAGTGCCGTAGGTAGCGTTCTTGGGTTTCAAACTTCATACCGGTATGCTGTTTCAGGGAAATATAGTTTTGAATGACCTCGGCAAGATTACTTTTCCACTTATAAGGTGTTTTCAATAGCAAACACCTCCTCCGGGTCAATTGCACATTTACGCAGTCCCTCAATATCTATCTTTAGGTAAAGACCGGTTGTATTGATAGACTGATGCCCTAAAGTTTCAGATATGATCGGCAGCGGTGCTTTAACGTCAAGCATATTTCCCGCTAAAGTGCTTCTTAAAGAGTGCATCCCATGTTGTTGGTTACCGGGCAAATGTAAGCCGGCTTTCAATATATAGCGATGCAGCTCTCTGCTAAATGCGTTGCGGTCGCCAAAAGCATTGAATGGTGCCTTATGCCGGACAAACAGGCATTCACTGTTTGTAGCAGGACGACCGTTCTGGAGGTAGTCAATGATTGCCCACCCTACGTCCGGAAGCAACGGGAGTTCGATTGGCTGCCCAGTTTTGATCATGATTAAACTTATTGTTTTCCGGTTCCAATCGATAGAAGACAGTTTAAGGCTCCTAATATCGCCAATACGAAGACCAAGTCGGATTGCGATTAAAAGAATTGCGTAGTCCCGCTTCCCTTTAGGATCCTCTCGGTCAATGGCACCAAGTAGTTTTTGCAGGTCTTCTTTTGACCAGACATAAGGGATAGATGCATTGCGGGGAGTACGTACTTTGGGCAGCATAGACGCTATATCCTGGTCGATATAGCCCCGGTTATACAAAAAAGAAAAGAAATTTCTAAAAACATACAAAAATGTTCCAATATATTTGATGGCATAATTCTTTAGGGTCTTCAGATAGCATTCAACATGCAGGATTGTAATATCGTTAGATGAGGTAACCCCCTGCTCATTCAAATACATAATCAGCAATTGAGTTTTCTGGGTGTTTGATTCGATTGTAGATTTTCTGTATCCGCGATAAATCAGTTCTTCGCAGAACGCTTCGTATTCCGATTCAAAAGAGGGTGGGCAGATAAACTTTGGTTTTGTTTTTCGGACTTTATTGCAGAAATGTCCATTTTCCAAGTAATACAGTAAAAGTGATAATGGCCGCATACGGTAATCCACCCTGCAATCTGAAGTGACACATCCAAAACTACTAAATCGTTGACCTGTTTTCAGGTAAATGTACTCCAGACACATACTTTCATCAATGGATTTAATTCCGTTGTCTTTCAGATAATTCTCAAAAGAGTTAAATGAGGTTGCATAGGTCTTGAGTGTTTTCGGTGATTTTCCTTCACGCGTTAGTCCTTCCATGATTGCTAAAATAGCACTATGGATATCCTGGTTTTCCAACATAATCATCCTCCTTAAGTGTATTGTGAGAATCAATTGTTACAAGGATAATTATACATAAAATGGTGAGTGTTTTGCGCACGATATCCAAAGGTCATCGGAAATATCATCCTTACGAGCAATCACTCCCCATTTTAAAACACTCTCCATAATGACGGAGTTGGTGAGGGTGCACCTGTTTGGGAACGTCAGGGCAGTTTTGGAGGGCTGATTTTCCATACTTCTTCATGAAAGTTTCTACGGTGTCGGTTGACATCCGATGGCTTACCCCATGGGTTACCACATAAAACAGATATTTATCTCCATACTTTTGGTATTCTGGGTGAAATATCGATAGATAATTCAGTAAGTGCCTGACCGTTGTATCCATTAAAGGAACGGTTCTGATTTTGTTTCCTCTTCCTGTTAGATATACAAACGGTGCTCCACTGCTTATGGATAAATCTTTAATTCTTATATCAAGCAGTTCCTGGCAGCGCGCCGCAGTATCATACATCAGAATCATAAAAAACTGATTCCGCAGTTCTTTTGATTTTCTGGTATCGGGTTGATTCAGTAGCTCTATTAATGCTGGCTCGCTTAAGAACTCTACGATTTTTGAATTTTTCTTTTTCGCAGGAACAGCGCATACTCCCGCATAGACAGACGATAGGGAAAAATCGTTCAATCCAAGATATTTGGCAAAAGACCGCAAGGCCATTAAGCGTTGATTGCAAGTACTGGAGCTGTTTTGACGCTTAACTGTCAGCCATTCCAGAAAACCATTGATATTGTCCTTATTGACATCATTTATGGATAATTCAAAAAGAGAAATGGACTTTGATTCACTCATATAATCAAGAAATAAATTAAAGGCATATTTATAGGATGCTACCGTATTCCCGCTGTAGCACTTTTGCTTTGGCAGATATATCTGGAAAAAATCATGGATGGCTTTTATCAGTGCCTCATCCTTTAGCTTCATGTGTCACCTCCGGAATCAATGATTCATAAGCATTCAGATCCATTCCGGACAACTCAGAAAAGCATTCCGGAACTAAGTGGATATAGTAATTATGACAATCTTGTCATAAAAAATAACTCCACTTTTATGTTGATATGACTATCTGGATTCTTGTGGGAAAGCAGTACGCACGTCTCCACATGGCTCGATTGCTCAGGATGGATGTCTGGATGCTGCAAATACGTTCCGGCTGTATGCGGAAATTTATCCAAGGGTAAAATCAGCCGAAATGTGGTCAAAATATAGCCTTGTCCGTTCTCGGAAAAATGTCTATGAGGCGGCTCCTACTTACTATACGCAATCTGAAAGATTTTCCGACCGTCTCGAGACTGCGCTCCGTGGGAACAAGTCAGGATTGCCATCGTCTCAACCCTTGTTCTTGGATTTCCCAGTGGCCGTGATAGGTTATTTTTTACCTTTCTGTTCCAGCTGCTTTATGCTATCCAGGTAATCCTGCTCCACGCGGCTTATCGTTTTCGCTTTGTATTTTTATACTCCGTCTGTGCCTTGTCCATTGCCTGATCATGGCTGACCGTCCCATTTCCAATCAGCAGCTTTTCTCCTGTGGAGGTCAAAATGCCGTCGAGATGTTTGGCCCAGTCCTCCATAGTCATTGGAATCTCACGCTCTGCCTGTCTCTCGGCAAAATCAAGATATCCGGAAACAAGCTGGCCCATCGCGCGAAGCTCTTTTTCATTCAGATAGTTTTTTGCAATCTTCGCTTCACGGAGTGTAGGCTGGTCTCCTGAAAAAGTCATCAAGCCCATAAAATCCTTTTCTGCGTCAGCACGATGATAGATAACCTCCGCAGCAGTCTCGCCGGAAACAGCATAATGAATCTTGTTCTGAACTCGCTTGAAAATTGTATAGAGACTTCTGCATTGGGATTGTAATCAACGCTTGTCGCATAGATTTCCAACACCTGACGATAGAACACTTTTTCAGAAGCTCGGATGTCACGGATTCTTTCCAGTAACTCCTTAAAGTATCCGCCACCGCCCAGCTCTTTCAAACGGTCATCATCCATTGCAAAACCTTTTTTGATGTATTCCTTTAATATGTCTCTTGCCCATATACGGAACTGCACGCCACGCTGGGATTTGACACGATAGCCAACGGAGATAATAACATCGAGATTATAATAATCCACTTGATATGTTTTTCCATCCGCAGCAGTTGTTGCAAAATTTGCAACAACTGAATTTCTGACTAATTCTCCATCCTCAAAGATGTTTTTAATATGCTTGGATATGGTAGACTTATCTCGTTGAAACAAATCAGCCATCTGCTCCAGCGACAGCCATACCGTTTCGTCCTGCATACTGACATCTATCTTCGTCAGACCATCTTCGGTCTGGTATATAATTATTTCTCCACGGTCGTCCATGCTGATGTCCTCCTGTTCTGATTCATTTCACAGCTTTTTCTTTGCATTGCAAGTCATAACTAAAGAATCGTACATATCCATCAAGAAATAGTCTTTATATTAACCTGCGTAATATCTGCTCCAGATTGTTAATAAACATTGAGGTTACATGAAGTCTCCGTCGGTATTAAAAATATGATCCAACTCGTCAGTGTTGACCGCATGTGATACCTTATCCCGAATTGCAGACTTGTACATATTCAGTCTCCTGAACCGGTCTTTTCCAGCTGCATCCTTGCTCATACGAATAAGTTGAATACTTCCAACGCCCGGATTCTGCCTTGCGTACTCTGCGAAGCCCTTTGCCTTACCAAGATTGTCCTTAAAGTCAGGATTATGCGGCTCAAGAATGTCAATGACATATTCTGACACTGGATCTTTTCTAACAATAATAAAATCAGGGAAAGTCGGTTTAATCTCACCATCGATTTCATATGGAATACAAAGCGCCCATGATGCTCTGGACGGATTGCGAATCCAACAAACAAAATCAGGTCTTTTCTCTTCTTCCTCAATAACACCAGATTCCCAAGAATTTAACTTCATCGTAGCTGTTCCTGTTTTATCGTTAACAAAAAGGTGATCCTTATAGGCTGTGCCGCCTTCTTCATGTGGAACCTGGATGGTCTCTGGAAGCCGGAAATTATGCTTGCTTATCACATCGCCATCGGAAACGATACTGTCATATTCTCGACGAATTTTTTCTGAATCAATAGTTGCAATATATCTCCGATAATCATCATTCAAGCTATGAAAGCGATTCTCTGCATACGAGTAGAGTCTGTCCATACAATCTTGATCCGCAACAAACAGAATTACATCTACCTTAAAAGCTGATAGATCAGACATGTCCATATACTTATTTCCATAGGCCATTCCGATACCTTCACGTCCAAGTTTTGCATCTGCAACTTGGAACTGTCGTTCAAGGTCTGTATCGGTCGTTGTGAACATATCATGCACTGAATAGTTGTCCACGGTTTCGCCAAAAGCATCAAAAATCTGTGTGGCAAGTTTGAACTGCTTTACCTGTTGAACGAGCTCATCATATTTGCCCTTAACTCTCAGGGCTCCTATGTAATCGTGAATCATCTGAACAATTTCGCCCTGCACCTCTCTGATTGCTTCGCGGTGCAAATTAGATATACTGAGCAAATGTGCCATTCTGAACAGTGATTTCAAATAATCGTTGATTCTAAGTGCCCTGACGTTATAAGAAAGCAGACCTGCGTCATTTATGAATTTCATGACTGCCTCACGGTCAAACTGATCCTCTGCTGGTTCTTCCTGCGAGTTTTCCTGCGTACTTGTAGTTGCAGCCTGGTCTTCCGATGCTCTCCCTAATGCCTGGGCAACCGCGGCAGGAGATATGTTCTGACTTGAATGCTGATCATTCTCAGCTTCCTGCTTTGGTTGGATTGCTGTCGGCTGTGATTCGGGTTGTAACAGTCCATCAGAAGTTTGTTCTTGCCCCGTCGCATAAATTTCTTCATGCAGCGCTGAACTTGCCTCACCAAAACTGTGAGTCTCAGTTCCTTGATTCATAAACACATCCAGTGTCATCTGCCTAGGATACTGCATATCGATTTTCTTTTTCTTGGGCTTTACGGTCAATGTCTCAAATTGCTTACCAGACAATGACTCTCCAAAAATATCTGAAGGTATATCCCCACCCTCGGTACTCTGTAATGCCTCTACAACATCTTTTACTGTATTTTCATTAAAATACGGCAAATAGAGATGCACATCATTCAGAACATCATCAACCTGAATATGCATCTGCATCGGTGTCCTGACCATTCTTCCAAGGAGCTGTGCAATATATGTGGCATCACTGGCGTGCTTGAATGACATCATGGTCTCAGCTCTTGGACAATCCCAGCCTGTAGAAAGGTTTTCTTTAAAGAACACAATGCGAATGTTCCTGTCCTCCGCTATACGAGATGGCTCTTCGTAGCGCACTTCAAGTCCATTTATTGAAAGTGACGCCGTCGTGCCGCCGAATGTATGTACAACTTGACCGTTTTCCAGTTTGAAACCCGACCGCTCTTCAATTTTGGCTATGCAATCTTCCAGATTTGTATCAGTCAATTTATCTCCGGTTCCGTTTAATACCTGGACAATCAGGATCGGATTCACATAGGCATAGTGCTGCTCATAGCAATACTGCGTCCAATGCTCCCATTTTTCCTTCCAATCATCCGCTGCAGCCTGTAAGATCGCCATATCATTATTAACTGCACCTTCCTCCGGATAAGTGATGACAATTCTGTCTTTTAGCAATCCTGATGCACGAACTTCATCAGATGTGACGATAGCTTTGTGTATTGTAGAGGATGTGCCCTCGACCAACGCATTGAATCTCTGAGTTGTGGCGGACATGCCAATGACAACCGGCATCGGAGGGATACAGTCATCATCGCTGCCCTTGATGAACTTTTGCATGATAGTAGTTGCTTTGCCGGCTTCTCGCCCCTGCATGCCGCGATGCGCCTCATCAATGATAAAATACAGACGGTCGCTCTTTTCTCGAATGGTATTAGCAAGTGTCTGCCAGATGGTATAAGTACGGCCATCTCCATTCTTCGTAAGCTTGGAAGAAACGGACAACTTCTGCGTATTCAGAAAATAGATATGTCCGTTCTCAAATACCTCTCTATCAAATGACTCCTCGGAAACTGTAACACACTGTGAAAGCCTGATTTTATCTGCCTTGGAATCGATCTTCTGCTTGGATTGTTCGTTCAATTGCGGAGAATCAGAGAGCCAGACGATAATAGCGTCCTGCTGTTCAGCATAATTCTCGTCACCGAAAAAAAAATTCTCGATCAAAGCCGACATAATAATTGTCTTTCCGGCCCCAGTCGGTGCAGTGAATGAAACAACCTGCGGCGCATGCGTTCTATGAAAACTACCCATAGCCTCCGCCGTTTTCATGCGTATATCGAGAAGCGACTTTCTCTGAAAAGGAAATAATTCTACGTTCATGGTTACCTCCCTGAATTGATCCGGAAATTATCCAGATAATCTCTATAAAGCTGGTAGCAGTCTTTGCCATCATATGTACGAATCATCGTCTGGTATGCTACCTCTGAATCCGTTACAATGAAGACCGTCCGGATCTCTGGATGCTTTTGCATTTCCGCGTCAAATTCGGAATAATAAATCTCATCTATCAAGACTGCCATCTTATTTTGTGAAAGGATAAGCATGTTGGGGAGTTCATCCGACTCAAGCACAGGGCACCTTCCAATGGCTCCACCTTTCATCCAAAGTACTGGAAACAGCTCTCGAAACTGCCTACCAAGTGCGATAGAAGTTTTATCGAGAAAGGTTAATTTAAAGTATTCACAATTTGTCTTGAACCCACTTGCCATTGGAAAACCCGAGCCCAAGTAATTTCCATTCAGCGGATTGCCATTCGAATCATGACCCTCTATTGTACAGACTGTACGGGGCCAAGTAATATAACGGGCTATTCCAAACTTCTCCCATTCGCTGTCTCCTTGATGAAGACCTTTTTTGTACAGTGATTTAGCTTCTCTGTCGGAAACTTCATTATTTGTCACCATTATGCACCGACGATGTCCATTATCTTCTGCATTTAGCAAATTTACCGCATGCAGTGTTGTTCCTGATCCCGAAAAGAAGTCCACAATCAAAGCATCTTTCTTGTCTGCAATATAAAATCGCAAAGTATCTTCTACTGCATACAACGACTTTGGAAAAGGAAAGTCTCTATTGGGAATTACTTTATCTATGAGATTTGTTCCATAAGTGCTGGCGTCATGCCAGTCGCGAACCCACATTGTCTTTGGCTCCCTGTCCTGTTCCTCATCTTCATTCCATTCTAGGATAAGTGAGCCGTCAGCTTCTTTACCGGTTGCAATAAGAATGCCATCACGCAATTGTTCTTTCTGTTTCTTTTTCAGAAAAACGATAGCCCATTGGTCTCTCTTCTTGTTATATGCACCTAATTTTGCTATTCCTTGCTTCAAATAACTTTGCAAAGTATCATATCCAAGTTGCCATCTTCCTTCACTATTATCTGTTCTAATTGGCCATACCGCCTTTAGCCCTGGAATAGGAGGTTTTTTTTCGATGTCATGCCTGTTTACATCAATTGGAAGTGGTTCGCCAACAACTTCTATCTTTCTTCTCTTCTCATCAACCCATACTGGATAAAACAAATTTGGCGACTCTCTTCTAGAAGATCCATTAGAGCCTCGGCGTAACATGCTATTCCATATTGTGTCGGTTTTCGCTTCTTTTGCATTGTGATTGCTGTTATCAGTAACATCGAGCATAGAATATTTAGATTTTTGTATATTCATCGAGCCAAACTGAAGAAAGAACAAGTATTCATCACATCTTGCAAACTGTCCCACTCTTGTAGATGCTTTTTTATTTATCCTCGACGTCACCATCTGCATACGTGCCTCTGGAAATATTTCCTCAAGTAGGCAGCCAAGATGTAGATACTCTTTTTCATCGATAGTAACAATTAACACTGAATCTTCGGGATTCAGAAGTTTCTTCGCCAGCTTCAGGCGTTTCTCCATCATTGACAGCCATTTGCTGTGCCTGTAGGCATCTGAGCTGTCGACATAATCGTTATTATATTTCCAGTCACGAGCACCGGTATTATATGGCGGATCAATATAGATACAATCAACCTTTCCAGCATAGAGATACTCCAACAACTGAAGCGCATGATAATTGTCTGCCTCGATCAGTGTGTGCCAGAGATCACTATCAGGCGCATTTTCAACCTTATCAATCGGCTTCAGACACGGATAAATCGGGTCACCAAATCGAGCAATACATACAAGAGACGAAACAGGGATCTCAACCGTCGTTTTTCTTTCCTTTTCATAGCATTTAGCTGTACCGCCCGTAATTGACTCCACCATATAACTCTGCTGAATGTTCTTGCCTTTAATTGCAACAAGAGCACCCTTCCTTACGGGAATGTCGTAAAGAGGCGTGCACTCTGGAATATGCTCTTCAAAAACAAGGCCGAATTTTTTCTGCTTGAGTAACTTATTCGTTTCCTGCAGGATTCGTTCCCGGAGTGCGGGGTCATCAATCTGCTGGATCAGGTCTTGTAATAGTGCCATGGTTCCACCTCATTCTTCCGTTATTGTCTTTGACTTGATATGATAATCAATGCCGTGCTCTTTACAAAAAGCAATTACTTCTGCAGCGCACTCATTATAAAAATGATTATGTCCTTCATAAGAATTTGCGACTTTACTGTAGTTTGTCCTTCCAAAAATAATTCGATCTACAAAATCTATAGCTTCCAATATTTCATGCAGATCTTGCTCGATCATGTTCGGTGTCGGATAAGGTTCGATGCTTACCCAGGTCTTGCACCCCGCGTCATGGAGTGCCCGGAGAGCAGCCAGCCGATTTACAGAAGATGTCGCTCCTGGCTCCATCTGTTCACGGTATGTCTCGTCAAGTGAAATCAATGTAATTCCATGCTCATTTTCTTTTGAAAGCTCCGCCAGTTCCATTGGCAAGAGTCCCTTAGTAAGTGTTGTACATTTTATACCTGCATCGTTTAATTTTCGAATAGCAGCTATACTCATTTCAGAAACTTCCGGATATCCATTCATAAACGGATCGGTCGTAAAGCAAAGTTGAACAGAATGAATTTTGTCTTTCAACCGTGGAATTTCTTTATCCAATAGATCAAGCGTATTTGAAACAAGTGCTGGTTCAATCCAGCTTTCATAATTTTTAATCTGCCCGAACCGTTTTTTCATAAGAAATGCATAGCATGGATATCTGCATCCGTGTGCACATCCCTGTACATGATTCATTGTGTAATCGCCATACTCCACCCCGGTTTGATAAAGCATGGATTTTCGTATAATGGTCTTCAAGTAAAATTTCCTCCGCCTACTTGTTTTTCAGTATATAATCTGCTATCTTTAGCGCAAGGTTCTGTGCTGCTGAGCTCTTGTTTGAAATTGCAAAGCAGAACAGGAACATCGGCGACCTTTTGACATTTCTGAATATGCGAGGGTGCTTGGACACACAGGGAAATATCGTCTCAAGACGAGAGATAATGTAATCCTTAACGTGTTCAGGATTTGCATCTTTAACTAATCTTTCTCCCTGATTTATAGTCGTCTCATCAGGAAATATATCAAATAAAGTTAATTGTGGATCTTTCCTGTAAAACTCTGTCTGCCATCCGGAGTCGCCAAGCAGTCGATCTATGCAATCTTCCCATCTATCATATTTCCCGTTTTTTGGCAGCATTCTTTCCAGCACCGAAAATGGAAACAGGTACCAAACATCAATAGATTGCGTCCTTGACACATCCACAAGAGTTGTCCAATTCACCTGCGTCGCATAGGGGTCTAAGAACAGGAGTCCTCTGTTATATCGCCAATCCACATCGTTGATGATCTGAGCAAGTTTATCATTGGCATCTCCACAGTAGATCGTAACCATTCGCATTAAAAGCGGAAACTCAGTGTTTACCATATTTCGAAGTTCATCCGCTTTTTGATCATCAGCTTCAATGAAGTAATAATGATCGAATTTCATATCAGCTGACAATGCCCTCTTTGCAGATCCGACAAGGTGCTGTTCGCCATCACTTGTTTCAATCTCGCCTGTTCCGGCAAATGCATCTATATAAATTTTCTTAAACTTCTGATTTTGTAGCGCAATGAGGTATGCATCCAGATAACTTGTGAAAATATTCAGTTTTTCTTCTGTCCAGTGGCCTCCAAATTTTTGTGATGTTGCCATTTGTTTTCCCATCCTCATTAATATGCCCTCTGCCTTACAAGGAGAAGAAGATGACTGTTTCTTTCTTACCATTTTCATCGCTTACAATCTGTTCTATTTTTGCGCCAAATCTTTCAGAAAGATCCTTCTTTATCTCATTCCGATACCCTTCTGACGGGAAAATCGGGTGATCATCCAGTAGTTCCCACATTTCGGTAAGCTGCACCTGTTTACGGCCTTTGAAGTTTTGCTGAAGGTATCTCGAAATATCAGAAACATGGAAGCAAGATTCATCCGTTTCATTTGTAATGATGCCATAAGAATCAAAAGAAAGTTGCTCACTCTCCGGAGAATTCTTGGTAGACGACTGATTGCCAAATACCTTCCAGGCACTTTTCTTGTATAGCTTGAACCCTTCTTTATTACTTGTGCAATGTATCAGGTTATACATGTGTGAGTTCTGCGTGTTATAGAAAGGAAATGCCGACACAAAGTACCTGCGTGTTCCCTTTAGGGAATTAATAATCTCCTCAACTCTTGCCTCATATGCAACCTTGTCACTTCCAAACGGAACCAATTTTTCAAAATCTTCAAGATACGTATTCTCATATTTTTCTTTAGTGGTTTTCTTCTTAGCACTTGTAATCGCTCTAACCGGATCAGAAACCATGTGATTGATTACAACTTCGCCCCAGTTGCGAAAAAATGGTAGCAACGCTTCCCAATCGATATCGGCATCGTAAGGATCATAAAATAGAAAATAATGTAAATGACCGGCCTGATATAGCTGCGGCCCTATAGTTCTTAAAAGTTCATGTGCATCAAGTCGTGACGTCACAATCTGAAAATTCCGTTCATTCTGTGGCAAGTGTTTTTCCAACTCATCCACTCGATTTTTATCTTTGTCGTTTAAATAAACTTGTACTGTTTTATTTGGATAAAGCCTTGCAACATTCAGCAGAGCTTCAGAAACTCGCAGTGCCGTTCCCTTTACTATTTCTCCGGCATCGTTTGTATACACACCGCAATTGCACATACAATCAATAAAGATAAGACCATTGCACGAGTCGGTCAGCATAAGTTTCTGCGCCCACGATTTTATGTACTCTTCGATCAATTCAAATTTCTTTATCGTATGGGGACTGGCTTTACTGATTACATTTTTTCTTCTGCCTGACATATTCTCACCCCTCAAGCTTTGCTATCTCCATCTGTGGGGATAAAATCCATAATATCTCCTATATTACAGTCAAGTGCCTTGCACACCTTCATCAACACTTCCATGCTTACAGTCTCTCCCTTTGAAAGCTTTGTAACTGAAGCCCAGCTCATTCCAGCAGCTGCCTGTAAGTCTTTCTTTTTCATGTCTTTGTCGATCAAAATTTTCCATAATTTTTTATAACTAACTTCCATGGTGGTCACCTCTCGATTTTCAAAAACAGATATTACCGCAGCATGAGTATAGTGTATCATCTTCTCGTTTCAGAATAAAGAGTAATTCTTCATGAATAGAAGAATTTTCTTTTTATTCTATTGAATGCACAACACAATTCTGCTATAATATGAAATTATCAATTACACCGGTTTTCAGGGAAGGAAGGCTGTACAAGTTGAGCACGTATAATAACGAGATCGAACAGTTTATTTACAATGTTTGCTACCATCCCATGTGGGAAGCGGCTTATTCGTATATTACAGAGCATCCGTATGCTCTAAATCTTACATATTCAAAAATTCAAAGCCCAGATTCTGCTTTGCTGGAAGACATGATTCTGGAATTTTCGAAGAACATTCGTATCAATGAAGATGCCTTATTATTCGATGCAGTTGTAAGTTGCACTAATCCTTCTCTCCTTCGACTACATTGATATCTTCCGAATCGTATGCCCCTTCAGGGTATTCTCGAATCCAACCTTCGATTTGTATAATTCTACCACATTCATGACATTCATAACCATCCTCGGAATTAAAGCTATAGACTACATCTGGTCCCATTCCATTCTCTTTCTCATAACTGCTCTCGTCATACATGTAATCTTCTAAATCCACTTCATGTTCCTCACCGCAATAAGGGCATTTGATACTGCGAATTAACGATACCGCACGATAGCCATACATATCTTCTGTATTGATGAATTCCTCGCCCTCTGCTTCTCTCGCCGCAATAACATTCCAATAATGGTCTGTTTCGAATGTTTCAAATTCCACCTTATCAGCAAGAAGTTCTGAAAGCAAAATCAATGCATTTTGCTTTCTCTTTATCTCAGCATCAATATTATTCTTTCTGATTTTTATTGCTTCTTCTAAAGTGCATTCACCTTCTTGCAACTTTCTGATATCGCTGCATGTAAGCCCAGATTTAGTAAGCACTACAAGCAATCGTAAATGCTCACAATCTGCATCTGTATAATTGGTGCTTCGATTTCCAGATGGTGGATTCTCCGGTGTGAAGATTCCCTCCCTCTTAAACAGCTTAATTCTGTCACCATCGATATTGAGTTTTTCTTGAATTTCTTTTGGTCTCATATACTTCGACCTCCTTTCAAGACCTATCTTAGCAAGTAGGGACTTTGTCCCTGTCAAGTATTTTTTCAAAAAATATCATTTCAGCGAATCCCATAGTTTTTCTGCTTTTTTATATGTTACAGGCTTTTTAATGTGGTGTGGCAATTCGTTTCTCTCTTCATCATTATGATAGTAATATACAACTGATTTAATTTTAGGATTGGTGCTAATAAGTAAAAACAGGTGCTCATCATTTGCTGGTGCAAGTCCAACTACTTCCAACTGTCCACCTATCGATTTAAACAGAGATTCTTTATACTTTGTTTCAGACTCAATCAATTCTCCATACTTATCAAGCCAAGACCAACTCATAACTGCATCACTATAGCATTGTTCCATCCCATGAATCATATTAGATATCAATTTTTTGCACTCCTGTTTATGCTCCTGGTAGTATAAACTGGTATTACTGTACTCTGGTGCTAATTTTGAAAACTCCCCATGAAGATGACATATTCGCTCTGAACTGCCTAACGTACTTTCCAAGTTATAATCGTAATTTGTTGTGAAGATATTACTGAATCGATTGAGGTACTTATTCATCCCTGGATAAAAATTTTTATACACATTGTTGATTTCACCGTTATTATATATGCCATCAACTATCATTTGGCGAAGAAAAGCAAATCCTATTTTTCTGAATTTTTCACTCTGTTCCTCTCCATCTTCTGCTCTAAATCCATTATTAAATATCTCAAAAGCCAAAAAGTAATCCTCTAAAAAGACAGACAGCACATTACTTCTTTCTGGATATGTTCTTGAAATTCTATCTAATTCCATTACCATAAACAAACCTTCAGCATTACCTCTGAGTTTTTTTCCTCTGATTTGATTAATAACATTTACCAGTCCCTCTAAAAATTCAAGCTGTTCTTCTGTCGATAATGAATTTTCCGCTAGTGCTGTATATTTTCCGGCCTTTATATTTTCAACTACTCTATTCATTGTTGCACAGCCAGAATATACATCTTTTCCGCCAAACTGAATATTAATACCGTTACCTACGAGTAAATTTCTTTCCATTCGCAAATTATCTCCTTTCTCTCCATCGACATTCAATCCGCTACCTAAACTCTCTCTGACATCTAAACCACTGTTTTAATGCCCGACATCTAAATCGGCGTCTAAACTATACACACTTTTTCAGGCAAGTCTTCGTTGCACTGTTTCCGCAGAGCGTTATGTTAAGGCCTTTGATTGAATGTTTCCATAATCTCGATAGCAAAAAAGACCTGAAATCAAGCCTTTTTCACACCTTATCATTTCATCTTAGACATCAATACTACCGTCTCCACATGGCTTGAGAAAAGCACCTTGATGTCTGGATTTTGGACACATTTCCGTCCGTTTGCGGGAACTGCTCAAAGCCGAAAAGCGGCGTTTTTACAGGTGCTCGGCGTTTGCGGAAATTTATCCAAAGGCTTTTTCTACCTATAATACTGCGGGCAGGAGGGAGGCCATCGTCTCAACCTGCTCTCCTGCAGTTCGGCGCCGCGTCATTACGATCTCAACCCTATCTGTCATCGACTTGGTCGGTCAGCGATCAAGTTGCTTTTCTTATTGCTTCTCGGGTTGTTACTTTCCCTACCAAATTAGTTCTAACATACCTTCAATGTCCGGTTTTTCAATCGCCATGAATGTCCGACCAGCATTCTTTCAGCGGTTCTGCGCATCCATCGTTAAAAGATTCCTATGCATGACATCTAATTCCGACACTCGTGCCGTATCTAACAAGACGTAATCTTTGATACAATGCCCGTATGTACTTTTAGCCCAGAAACCGCGCAGTTTCTGGGCTTTTCTGCGTTTCAGGGCATGGTGCGGGAGTGCACTTCTGGTTCTGTATTCATATGCTGCTGCGGTAGCTGTAGTCAAAAGCGACACCCCCAATCTGCAATTGTTGAAAAGTATGGCTATCGTTGAAAGGTTTAATTCAAATGAACGGGTTTTAAAAGATGCATTTGACTGTTGCCTTCACCTTTGGCACGCCATTATCCATATATAAGGAAAAACCACGAACCGTCATGCCTACCTCTATACATTTCCTAAAAAGAGAAAAGTATTCTGTTTGCTCCTCATTAACGGTTATCTGCTTTGTACCTCCATACATAGAAATAAACATATAGCATACTTTATGTCCATTCAGAAGAAGTTCCCTGATATTCTCTAACTGGTGATTAGCCCGCTCTGAGGATACGGTTGGAAACAAAGCTTCCTTGCCAAAAGAAAGAATGCTTTTAATTTCAACGACTGTATCGCTATCTTCTATATAAAGATCGCTCTTATAACCATCAATGCTTTTTTCACCAAAAACTTGTTTTCTGCTACCCAAGAAAGAGAAAATTCTTCTATTAAGCTCGTTTTTTATAACTTGATTAACACTCGACAAGCTTACGGGTACAAAGCCTCGTCTGTACTGAATGGCATACACGGAATATTTCGTCCGTGCATTTTCTTTCTTTATAGGCAACAGCAAAACCATTCGGCCTTTCATATTAATAAAGTTACTTAATCTGCAGGAGGAGGGAATATAGCATAGTGTGTCTATCCCGTCGACATTCACAGTGCACAGAAAACGGTTTTTGATTTCTGTCTTAAATATGCCATATTTAACCTCCGGCTCAGACATCAGTAATCACCTCTTCAAATACTTCCCGTCTATTACGTTTTGAACTATTTCGTCCAACTCAGGGATTTCGATTAAATATCCCTGGGCTCTTTCTATAACATCACCATTTCTATATATCATGTCTCCATGCTTCTGTAGATACTGGGCATCAGGCTCCTCAATAATCATTCTAGAAGAAATGGCATCATTTACACGCAACGCAACTCGGCCATTCAATTGAGCTTTTGTCGTTGAAGGAACCAGTTTAGCTTCTGGCCTCTGCGTACATATAACGAGATGAATTCCTCTGCTCCTGCCAGCCTGCGCTATGCGCTGTACAGGCTTATAAAAAGCATTCTGCTCCTTCTTTGTTTCTAATTGGTCCGCCAAATCCGCGAACTCATCTATTACAACAACAATTGGAGCAAGTTTCTCAGTTGCAATTTTGTTGTATTCTATAATGTTAGCAACTCTTGCATCAGCTAATAGCTTCCCTCTGCGCTCAGACTCTTCATAAACCACCTCTTTTATTACGCGGGTGGCCTCCTCAGCATCTGAAATAATACTGCCAGAGTATAAATGGGGAAGCCCAGCAAAATGGATGAAATCCTCCAGCTTTGCTGAAGAAAGAATTAATTGCAAGTCTTCTTTTCGAGGATGAGTCATCAGCATCGCGGCAAGCATTGAGAAAAGGAATACTGATTTACCAGAGCCAGTACTTCCTCCCACAAGCATATGTGGCATCTCTCCAAGATCCTCAAAAAGATCCGTACCATTAGGAGTTCTTCCTAACGGGAAATACAACTGCTCAGGTGAAGTGACCTTTGGTAATGAGCCAATCACATCCCTAAACAGTACCTTTTCTCGTTTAAGCCTCGGCACATCCAATAAGAGCTCATCAGAATTTGGCACCTGTTGAATAATTACGCCTGTCCTCTTCATTTCTCTGCCAATGTCTTCGAGATGACTTTGCAGTCCCTGCAGGGCCTGTCCTCGCCCAAGCTTGAATTTCAACCTTATAACGCTTGGGCCAACAACAGTATCCTCTGCATTGCATTCCTTAAGCGTAACATGATAGTCACCACACGAGCGCCTAAAATCCTTAACCAACCGATCTATCTCGGAGCGGCTGACACCATTATTTTCCTTCTCAGCATTTTTTTTAGTCTCATATGGTGTAGGACCAGAATCTCTGAGAATGCTTGCACTGCTTGGATTCCCCTCAGCAACCATCGGTACTTTTTGACCATGATCAGAAAAATCCCTAGAATACAGTCCTACTGCATTATTGTCAGGCACCATTTCGTCCTTCGCTACCTCTATGTCAGTATCAATAAAGGCGTCATCACTAGATTCAGTTTCCTTATCAGATTCCTCAGAATTGTCAAAATCCGGAGTAATTGATTCCTTTATTTTGGTTTCCTCGCCAAGGATATCGTGTTGTATTTCCTTTGCCGTTAATTTCCAGTAATCTATTGAGCAATCGTCGTAATCAGGATTCTTACATGGTATATGTTCGCCTCCAGAGGCCTCGTTCAACTTTATATGAAGAAGAATTCCAGAAACTTCAATCTTAAGTCCTTCGCTTTCGCCACTACCGAAGGCCTTTTTCAAGATTAGATACCATCTCTTTTGCCAATCAGAATCATGCACATTTCTGAAGCACTCAGAAACAATTTGATACTTCAAAACCTCTCTCCGCGCAGAGGTAAACATATCCATTGAGTTTTTATCCGAGTAGAAAATTTCCCGCAACAGCTCAACCATAGACGCTATCTGCTCTGCGGCATGACCTGAGATGTTAAAGTGCTTGGAATCGGCCTCATCTCTAGTTATTGTCGCATCTGGAGATTCATCTCTAGTCTTGACCTCAATGGGCTCAACATAAAGCTTGTTTTCAACCGCATCATAATGAAGACCTACAAGGTCAGCTCTTTCATTTCCATATTTGCTATCTTGCAGCCAAAGGCGAGCCTTATCGTCATCTAATGATGCAACAAGGGCGTCATCATACTTTTTCATATACCAGGACGCTGCAAAAAGTGTTCCTATTAAACCCTTCTTCTTATTGTCTATTGCCTGCGTATCAGCGCCGAACCTCGGTATGCTAATCAACCCGTTCGAAGCAATATGTCCAAATTGACGCAATATATCAACAAGTGTGTCCTTCTTAGGATAGAGGTTATAGCCTCGAAGAAGATCCAAATACTGCGTAATTATTCTTGAATTGTCTGCCGCCCAAGCATTAACCATTCGCTTGTCGTACTGCATCTCACCAATAGGAATAGCGGACTGAGGCTGATAGTTATTTGTATCTCTATCCGCTACAACGAGCCATTGGGTCTGCGCATCCTTTATGGTAGAAACAACAGCAGTCATGTCTGCATTTCCATTATATGTTGTCCTCGGATTCATATTGTTACTTATAATGTCCGCTGACCTTAATAGCTTGTTATAGTCTCCTATAAGTCCAGATTCAGACTCAGATGAAGGGAAGATTGTTCCTTTATGCTGAATCTCATCAAAGTCATACTCATAGGTGATAACAAGCGGATTAATATACAGGTTGTGACTATTCGGGCCATACTCGATGGAATACGAGGATTGATCAAAGTAAAAAGCCACATGTACCGGCCTAAACTCTAATGCCACTTTAACTTCGGTAGAATCCTTGCAATTATGTATGCTAATTGCAATTCGATCATTTCTTATAAATTCACCTATTTCGTAGTCCTTGCCAGAATAATCAAGCTTTGAAAGCTCGGTGTTTCCATTTTGATTTCTCGTAAGGTAAACATCATAAACGACTCTTTTTACTTCATTTTTATCCATAAAATGCTTGACCTGACGGATTATTCCAATCAAGTCCGGCGCATCAACAGAGCAAATTCTGATTTCGTTTCTTGTATATGGAGCGAATCCAATCCATCTTGTAAGAATTTCCTCTATCGATTCTGTCCCATCATTTCCCAGGTAGCGGTTCGTCTTGTTTTCAAACGTTGGTAGCATTTCAATACTACCAGAGCAGGGCAGAATACGATCCTCAGAAGTATTTGTCACGAGATTATTAGCAACAATAAAACTTAAAACCTGTGGCAATTGAGTTAGGACCTTTGCTAGTGCTTCCTTATCCTCTTCCGCAAGTGTGGCTTTTTTATTGGGGAGTGTCCTGAAGACCTCATAATACCGCCACAAATAAATAGGATGAAGCGGCAATAAAATACCCTTCCATTCCTTTGGAGTTTTTACGTATAGTATGTCTAATAGCAATATCGCTCTTGCAATAAAACTTGTTCCGCCCGGACTTATCTGCCTCATGGTAGGTTCATTGTTGCAGAAAGCGTGATATAGCCGCTCCCAGGCCTGAATATATTCAATGAGATCATTCTTGCTCTTTTCAGATGCGCCAAACAAAAGAACTGGATGATACATAATCAGGTCAAGATGTGTAAGAAGGCTTTTTCTTGCAATCTTAAGATTGTCAATTATTGGAGTGAATCTCTCAAGAGTCTCCAGACCTTTGCTGTCAAATTGCTCATCAAACTGCTTAATAAAATCAAATAAAGGCTGATTTCCGTCTATGCCTCCTACAAACGAAATGACAGCATCTTTACTCTCAGGGTCGAATATATGTAGAGCGTTAATATCTGCGGAAATAGCATCCTTCAGGACACTTTCGTCTGTCTCCATGATGCCGCCCCATGAATTTAGGCCGCAGAACTTACCAACGAGTTTCCTTAAATCTGTCTGATGCGTATCAAGAGCGATACTACGATCTTCGAAAATACCCCCGATAGGAGGAATTGAATCATCATTTTCCTCAGTCTCAGTATCGTAATGCTTATCCAACTCCTCTAGAAGATTGCTTATATCCCTTTGTTCCTCATCATCGCCAAAAACGATGGCATCAGAAACCAACCTATCAAGTTCCTTAGGACGAATAGGAGTATTGGAATCTGGCTCGTCAGAATCCGGACCATCGGTTGGATTAGGTGTCTCCTTCTTCTTCACTTTCTCCTTCTTCTGTGAGGCGGAAAAGAGCTCTTGAACAGTAGTAAGGTCAAGATCCTTTAATGTATCCTGATTACCATACTTGTAAAAATTCTGTAAGCTACGATAAGCTGCTTGCAAGCGAGCCTTGTCCTTTGCCTTCGAGCGAACGAGCGAACGGCTAAGCTTTTTTCTTGAATCTTCACTTAGCTGCCCAATAGCAAAAATCATATCTCGATTTTGAGCAAGGCGATCCTCTGGCTTACTCTTCGTGCCAAGGATGTCATTATCCTCAAGCAAGTTTAATCGCCACATGTTTTTAGGTATTGCGTCCTCAGGCCTTTTACTTCTCGCGACTGCATTAACAAAATCTTCAACAGCTTCGAATGTGTAGTAGTCAGAGGTTTTTTCTAAAGCTGACCAAAAATTATTTGTAGGGGTGTTATTGTTGCTGTTTACCTGCTTCTCAAGTAAATAGCGAGAGATGTCTCTTGTACTTATATTTTCAAATTCTGACAGAGAATGAAGCTTGTCAGTATCTGTTTTTATAAAAACGACTATGCGCCCCGCACACTCCGGAATACTCCTCCATAGAACTGCCTTTTCTATAGAATCTGTAATATCGTAGTTCTTCTCTGCATGCTCCTTTACCCCATCGTATCCTATAGCTGCTCCATATAAGTGCTGACTATCTGATGCTAGGCCAGCAATTATTGATTCAGGAGAGATTCCATCTACCCCTTTAATAATGATGCCAACCTTTAATGCCGCCAGGTGCTGACCGAGAAGTTCTATAACAAGTTCTTGCTTATCTATCATTTTCAGTGCCTCCTAATCTGATCTGCAAAATGCCATCTGCCATGATTTCTGCAAAATCCATTGACTCAAGAACAGATGCAAAGGCAGAGAAATTATCTTCTAGAGCATCTTCGTCGATCTGAAGGATCATGCCACTCTGGTGAAGAGTCGTCATTTCAAATTGTCCGCCGCCTATAATAATGCCAAAGCGGTCCCATAGACGTTTTCTGATATCCTGACCACTTATTACTTCACTTGATTTAACGCAACTCCTCAGGAGCATCTCTAAGATATCCTGCGAAACAACAAAGCGCTTATTCGGATGGAATTTGTCAGGCGGGTAAAGAATCCCTGATAAGTTACCGAGTGCTCTCAAATAATTAACCGGATGTGAAGAGGCCTCCAGCGCAAGCATGTCATACATTGTCTCGCCAAACGCTGTATACATTTCCTCCCCATCAAGGGTACTCGCTCGTTCCTTTGCAAGCGTCCACAAGGCATCTAATTCCTCCTTGCTCGTTTTCGATACCTTTTTACCTTCCTCATATGCTGGAGTTTCGGAGTTTAAGAGATCGTCCTTTGTATATCCCTTGTCGTCTTCAAGCCATTTTGCATAGCCCCACGCATAAAATCTGTTGATGGATTTATACATTTGCGTATAAGACATCTCTGAGGCACGAGCAACGCTGCTAAAGCTTTGACTTTTACCGCTAAAATCAAGAAGGATTGGTCTAACGGACTCACCACAATAAAAGGCTTCTAGCAGGGCCATATATCTAATCAAGTTAAAGATGCAAAAAAAGTTAAAAAGCCTCAGTTGTGTCAAGGGATTCGGATGATGCCGCAGATTGTCCAACAGGCATGAACCGGCTTCAGCAATGCCGGTGGTAAACCTTTTCATTTGGTCATTCATGCTCTGAAACGCAGGGATATCCTCATATTGATTCTGGTCAGTGAATTCCTCCATGTCAGCCTCAAGAACAGGTTGAAATAACAGAGTAATTGCATCTGTTCCTTTATCAAGAAGTTCACTTATATACTCCGCAAGGTCAGGACAATAGGCTCTAACGATGCTTCCCATAAATTCTCCAGCATCCTCATACATCGCCTTACTAGTCAAAAAGTATTTTGAACCAGCAGAGTAAGAAATCATCCCATCCTTCAATCCTTTAACGACATAAACACCTCTATCTACAGAAAGCAGTCTTTGCATTTCATTTCGCATAGATTCGACTGAGTTTTCTGTAACGTTATCTTCAATTAATTCCTTATTCTCTAACTCCTGATAAATCGTATCAGCGTCATTCCCAGAAGGCACATTACCCTTCGCATCAGAAACAAGTGCCATTTTCTTTATATTTCGCGTGCGATTGTATTTACCGTAGATACAGCGTAGAGACCCTCCCGCAATATGGACCGGCTTAACTGCAGACCCATTGGGAGTAAATCCAACATATTTTTTATCAACATCTCCACGTGCTTCGCGTAGGTATATTCTTTCCATTACAGTTATGCCTCCCTTGTTTTTTCGCTTTCAATCGATGAATATTTATTATCTTCCCTGTCAAGGCTCACCATAATGGTTTTCTTGTTCTGAACATCCATCAGGCCAATATCAACTATATCTTCATCATCAATACTACTATATGACTGTAGTTGTTCGATAAACCGCCATACCTTCTTTACTAGATCAGATTCCGTAAACAAAACAGGGACACCTCTTTGAGCCTCATTAAGCAAAAGGTACATCTCAAAATCCACCTTTAGAAAGGTATTAGGAGAGGACTTCTTCTCCAATCGAATATAATTAGGAAGCATATCAATTCCTTCCTGCATACTCGACAGAAGTCTGGGATGGCCAATGCTTAATTCACTTTTCTTTACAGTTCCAACTGAGATAAGTACCTTTCTTGGTTCATTGTTGTATCGATGTCCCGTCCATATTTGTAACCGCGAATTAGAAGCGTTAGTCGCTCCAAAAAAGCTATTAAGTTTCCCTATTAACTCCTTGATTATCTTTCCATCATCTTGCTGAAGAAAAGTCCTGAATCTGGATATATCATCATCAAGAATAGAAAGCAGATCCTCCCCATACTGATTGAAAAAGAAGAACTGTCTTTTCCTAAGATTGAAAAGGTCTTCATTATCATAGGCAATGGCCTCTGCCGGAACCTCAAAGCCTTCAATCCATGAGTTTGAATCAATGTCGTTTAGTAGTATCCTCTCATCCCAAATAGGATGAGAAATATTGACAGGATCGATAGCTTTTCCAATCTCGTCAAACAACGCGCCTTTACCTGAATATATGAGGTTAACAAGGTCGTATTCACTGTTCCCTGCAGTCTGGTTCAGTTGCTTACAACTTCTATCACCGAAAATCAAATAAGAAATGAAGCTTTGAATTTCTCTAATAGTTGCATGATATCCTCTGAGCGACACTCGCTCTAATACTAAGCCAAGCCTTTGCTGGAAAAGATCATTTCTCAGCAGCGCTCGGTTTTTATGCACCACACAGTTTGATCTTAGTGGACAGGACCTGCACTCACTATAGTGGCTTTCATCAGTCATTTTAAGGATGGCCTGACTAAGTATTTCAGGCGTGAGCGCCTCTCGTTTACTAAGATCAAATACGACAAGCGAGCTAGTATCAATATCTTTTTTGTGAAAGACTATCGCATCCGCCATTTGTCCATATGCATTTTTAACAGATCCAAACGCAGGATGGCTTTTATAAACCGAATAAAGAACTGCGGCATTTATTGCTATGATAAACGCCTTGCCATCCTTATGAGCCTGCTCCCAATGAGAATATATTTCTTCGTCAGATAGAGTACTCGCATCAAGCTCGATTACCATCGGAACAGCCAGTTTTTCTAGCTGATCCTTCAGCATGCGGATAATGTGCGTTTTTCCATCTCCTGGATTCCCAGTGAGAACAACGTCTTTTCCAGACCTTGCCGCATTAAGGACAGCATCATCTAATTTTGTCTTTAGATGAATTCCCGTGAGGAGTTTTGGGGCGATATGATCCGCATAGGCGCTCATTCCTCTATAGAAATCACGGACAAACTGCAGCCCAACCTTATTCTCATCATTAGCTGGCATTTGTGGCACCTCCTCGAGTTTCTCGAATTTCCATCTTTCATCGTCATTAATCTGATATCCAACCATCAGGTTCTTCTTATCAAAATCGCGGATTCTCTGGTAAATCGGTTCAAAATTCAATCTGCTTTTCAACCATCGATTTGTCCAGTAATCTATTATTTTTTGTGTCCCTTCCTGATATTTTGATACATCAGTGTAATAATCAGGTTTATCTGCTTCACCCATTAAGTACTGCACTGTATTTTTGGCTAAACAAGCACCATAAACAATTCGAGACATGGCATGCTTTGAAAAATCCTTTGAGTCCTCATTTGTTGACTCTAGTAACTCACGGATGGCCATCGTCAAAAGACGCATCTTAGGACTTGCGCCTTCACCAAATACATGGTTAATACGAGTAAAGCCTTCGCTTGTTGCCTCAGTAAGGCTAAGGGTTGTGGCCTTACTAATATGCATTGTGCCATAGCCAATTGTCATACCAAGCTTTTTCCATACAACATCATAGTCGTCATTAAATATGCTTCCAGGTATTTTTAATCTGTTATATTGACTTGAGCCAACATAGTACAAGGATGTAGTTCCCACATACACCAAATCAGCAGGGCGAACGACATCCTCACCTTTAAGTCGGCTTGCAATCATACTAGCCTTATTTGAATAGCGTTCCTTATAATCGTGTATTACCTGCGGAGATAATGCCAGTAGCGCGACAAGCTTTCCTCCAAGGATTTCATTATATGGTGGTATAGCACCGCAAACATTCAGTTCCATTAAGCTTGACCCGATATGTTGAGTCTTTTGAGCAACCAAAGCTGTTCTTATAGAGGAATTTCCTACCTCGCTATTACAGAACTCTACCCAAATCGAATTAAAATCCTCAGACCTATAAACAGCTAAAAGCTCTTTTTTTGCCATCAAAAGCCGTCCTAACTGCTCCGCTCTTTTTCTTCTGTAAAGCGCATCCTCGGTTTCTTTTGAAATGCTCCCTAGATCGCTTTTATCTTCCTCATCTATACCGTCAATTACACCTTTTTTTAGTAACTCCTGCCTACGCTGCTCAGCACTTGTGGCAATATCGAGCAGTTGCTGTATATCCTCATCCGTCGGATTATCTACAGTTGCCTGTGTACAAAGTTCCTCATAATCAATCCCTGAAATGCCAACTTCTATGTAATTCAAAAGTCTGTCAAATTCAGCACGTGCCTGTTCGGAGTTCAGCTTTGTGATTCGATCAATAAAAGCCTTCTGATTCCAGCCAATGAAATCATCGCGGCATGTAATCTGAACTGCACAGTTTTCAAGAGAAGCAATACCCATAACTGCATGCATGGGATGAGCTGCGTCTCTAATAAGATATTGCATAGTTCTTCCAGGCGTGGTTTCTGCAGGGGTTGACCACGTAAGGCGAAAATATCTCCATATCTCAGATGTCTTTATGCCTGTATACTCATCTCTTTCATTTTCAACTACTAGCTGTAAATACGGTTTTACTGCCTCAGAAATATCAATAGCGCCATCTTTTGCTTTCCTTAGTCTATTGCTTAATTCTTGTCCATCAGCAATAAGTTCATCTATGCTATGCCCGCTTGAATTCTTGCGCTCCATCCGTTGAATAAAATCAGTGTATGAAACCAAGCGCTCGTGGCGGCTTTCGCTCATCCATTTCCTCAATAAGCTTTTTACCTCAGGAGATGAGCTGTCGTGGAAATTGGCCCCATTCAGGCTAGGTAAGCTCATATATAAAACGCCATCTCGGTAGCACGCTTTCCAGGATGCTCTCGTTAAATCGCGGAAAAGCATCCATATCGCTCTATATTTTTTTCTTTGCTCCAAATTATAGGTGCACTCATCCTGCACCCACCTTATTTCATCGTTGGCTATTTGCTCGATTTCAAAAAGCGAAGTCTGTTCAGTAATGCTTGATACAGCATTGTAAAACCGAATTCGAAAATCGCCCTCAAGCTTTGGTCTAAAGGGAATTTCCCTATTAAGCATCTGCAAGTATCCTCTTCTCTATGTAATATCAGCTTAAATTAGAAAGCTTATTTATAAGTCCTTTTGTGCCTGCGAATTTAAATCTCTATCATATCCTCATCAGGTTCTTTCAATCCTATGTTGTTTTGTTGCCGTTCGCCTGCGTTTCTCAGCTCTTACTTCTACAACTGTTTCACCTTCAGGCACAGTTTCTGCTATATCATTCAAATCTACATCCAACGAGTCACATATCCGCAGCAAAACATCTGTCGTGACATTTTCGTCCTTGCTGAGCTTAGCGAGGGAAGACGAACTGATACCCGCTCCTGTTCTGAGGTCTGTTTTTTTCATATCTCTGTCAATCAGCAACTTCCACAGTTTCTTATAGCTCATTTTTCTCTTCATGACTCATCCTCTGTCTCTGTATCCCATGACTGTCCATATAGCTTTCCGGTTCCATCAGATAACCTTATGACTGTATGGTCTTCAAGTATCCGCTGCGTTTCAGGAGTATGTGCCTCCTGCTTGTCAAATGAAATGAACACCTGTTTTTTATTCTGCATGTACAGCTTCATGATTCCCTCTACCAGTTCAAAACTCAAATCACCATAGAGCAAAGAATCATGTGCGATTGCTGGAAGGCCAGTAGTGTTCAAAATCGCAAGATCATATATGATCATTCCCTTGTAAGCCGCTGCCGTTCCGTCGTCTCCCTTAGTTTCAAACGTGAAACTATTGTATTCCTTAATCGTCAGCTTTGGCGGGTTATGGTGTTCTGAATACAACGTGCTGTTGTATTCGGCCATCTTTGCATTGATGGTCTGCTCGATATCAGTTAGGACCTGCCGGATGGCATTTTTCAGTTGATCATTCGCGAGTTTTTTTGCCTCCTTCAAATCTCGAAGTGTCAAATATGACTCGTTCTGTGCTTTCAACGCATCAATGGTTCCCTTTAACTCTGAATGCCTGTCAAGGAACTCCTTGGAAATGTTTCCCACAAATCCGAGTGCCTTTATCTGCTCACTGACATCTTTTCTCTGTCCTACCAAATCCGCGATCTCAAGAAGAACAGCCTGTTTTTCGCTTTCAAACTGGTCATCGAGAATCCTGGCGAGCTTTTGATGATAGTTCTCCACCTCGTAAAGCTTCCGGATATTCACGTCAGGAAAGAACTCCTGCAGGGATTTCAGATCAGCCTGTGTCGGATACAGGCCATACTCAAGGCTCATATCCAGCAGATTCAATCGACGTTGCTTTGCCTCGATCTGCGTCTCGATTTTAAGCTTTCGTCCACGAAGCTCGGCCTTCTTCTGCTGCTTTTCGATATCCTCTTCAGAATGCACCTCCACTTGCTCGGAAGTGAGATTATCAAGTTCCACCTGCAGAGAGCGGATCTTGGCGGAATTCGCTTCATATTGCTTGTCGCCGCCAACGAGATCGGAGACAAACTGATACTTCCGTGCAGCCTTGTATGCGGTGAGCTTATCGTCCTGTTCCCTCAGATTGGCGTTGGAAGCCTCAATGTCCTTATATCGATTGAACAACTTGACAAGCCGGTCCAATGATTTCTGCATGCTGTCCCCGCGCACACCATACAGTGGAGTCTCCTGGGCGCTCACATTGCTTTTCCCATGCATCCGGAAAAAACTGCTCAGTGTAGAACGGAAAGACAAGCCGGGATAGTCAAGGTCATATTTTCCTTTAAGCCACTCAACAAATTCGCTTTTCCCCTTCGTCTCTCCGGTCAAGGCATATCCGTCTGTACACACCTGAATAATATCCGGATCACCGGTATTTCTTGCAAAGCGGTATTCCTGCCCGTCAAATTCAAACGTGAAGAAAATCGTATGGTGCCCCACATGCTTTACGCCGTCGCCTTTGACATAGGTGCTTCCACCGAACACAAAGTCGATAGCCTGCATTGCAGAGGACTTTCCTATTGAATTCTTGCCGTTTCCCATTCCAAGGACAACATTTAATCCCTCGTGAAAAGTTATCGGCGGTCTCTCCTCACCATCTATTCTGAAGGCCGGGGATCTCATTTCTTTAAGCATATGGAAACCTCCCCGTCATCGCTCATGTCTATTGCCCGCAAAGCGTAGAGGCAGTCCATTGCGGATAGAAAATCCGTAGGATCCTTCAGGCTATGCTTCAGCGATAGATACAGCTCTCCCGCAGAAACTGACCCGTTTTTCAGTTCGTTCAGCACCCTCGGCAACAATGCCAGGGTGCTTTCTTCATATGAATAAAGCTTATTCGGTAATTGCATCGAACACCTCACAGCTTTGAACGAAGTAGGCAACCACGATCTGGCAGTAGATTTCATCCTGCAGCGAGACGCGATGTACCTTGTTCGTTATCTCGTTGAATATTTCAAGGCGAGTTTTCTTCGCCTTCTTCAAGCGGCGGTACAGCGCATGCATCTGATCTTGGATTTCCTCGTAGTCAATGACGCTGCGCTTATCAAGATTCATCATAATTTCTCTGATTCGTACAAAGTAAACGCCGACGTAATTGTTCACCGCATAGTAGATGGCTGTGTCCTTTGTCGGATCGAGCTTCTGCTTTATCTCCTTTGGATCAAGCGACGCATCTGCAAGATCCTTTTCATTCAGTTTGGCGATTCTCGTTATCACGCTGACGATTCCTTTTTCCAAGGGAAGGTCATCAAGCATGTGCACATTCTGTCTATGCGTTGCCAGTACCTTTTTTGTCTCCTGAAGTTCCTTGCATAGCTTCTTGTTGGAATCAAGCAGATAGGTTGCATGGCACTGCGGACACATCGCCAGAAGATTGTCGGGAACTGCCGGTGCAACTTTATCAATCAGACTTACCTCATATGCGTAGGAGATTCTGCCGTCCTTAGTCAGCACAAGTTCGCGCCCGCAGCCGGGGAACGCACAATGGTTTTCCTCTTCGGCAAGCAGGTAGTCGCCATATTTGCTTTTTAGCTGTGCGTCAAGCTGCTGCTGTTTCTGCTTTGTCAGTTCGTCCTGTGGGACAAGTCCAGCAGAGACCTGAACTATTTCCACCAGCCAAGCCGCAACTTTCTCGGCAACATTATCGGCGTTTATATCGGGATCATATCCTTCCAAATCTTCCGCAAGTAATCGCCGCTGCGTTTCACCATGGCTGTTGATGCTATCAACCACATTCTCTGGAGTAAGTCTATAGACGATTGTTTGTGCCAGCTTCTTAGGTAGCCCGCGCTTTGCGTAACTGCGCAAAGACTTATCTCTCCCCGCTTGGGAAGGATCTTTTGAAGTTCCCCATTCCTCCTCAGTAACCTCTGTCAACATAGCCATAAGATCACGAAAGAAATGAGGTACATCGTAGCCATCAGCCAGATGCTTCTTCAAAATCTGGAACAAGGTTTTGAATTCCAATGCCATCCCTCCTCACAACTTTCGTACCACGCCGTACCATGCCGTACCAAACTATCCCCAGGTCAAAAATCCGATTTCGTATATTAAAAGCGACTTCAGAGACGGAGTCGTGCCATGCATAAGACTACCAAATAAGTATAGCACGATGACGTTCAAAAGTCAAACTAAATGTTTGCGTTAAGGACACAAACAAGAAAGCGTGAGGAGTCAAAAGGCGAACCGATCAGTCGCTATCCAGTGAGGCGCCTCGCAAAGCAAAAAACAGGTCTCCTTCTCTGGAAGAGGAGCCAGCAAAACAAGGAGACAAAGTATGTCAAGCATTAGTAAACAGGACTACATCAATAGCATCGAGGAGTCAGCTTCCATTATCTCCTCTGAAATCGGGCCAGAGGTTATTGATTCCGTATTCCAGCGTTACGGCGCTCATGGCGCCGAGGATCTTGATCCGGCGGATCTGCCGGACGTATTCAGCGAGCTTTACGCCATAGAGGCGGATCTTCGCTAATTAGGTAATTTGCATTGCCCTGAGTATGGCGTTAAAAGGCTCACCGTCATGGCGGTTCACCCCGGTGCACAGAGGTGGCTCGAGCTGCCATAGCGGTCACAAGTGAATAAGAAACCAGTCTACGAGCGTGGCTGGCCGAACGAAACGAGTTGAATTCCCGTTCCGTCTGGCCTGCCACGCTTTTTTTGTGCGGCCTCCGGTTCGGGAGAAGCGAACGGAGGTATCGCACATGAAAACCAATGACAACCAGAGTAAACGCATCTACGACAAGACCACTCGCACCTGGTACGAGGTCCCGGAGGACCAGTACCGCGAGTATGACCGCTGGCGCACAGCGCTCAGGAAGCGCATGCAGTATCGAGGCGAATGCTTCTGTCCGCGCAGCAAATGGTGGCTGTGCGACGGCAACTGCCCGGACTGCGAATTCCACAACAGCACGACCGTCTCCCTTGATGATCCTCTGCCTGACGGCGGGGGAACGCTCGGCGACTACGTGCCGGACGACGCGCCGCTCATCGAGGAGGTGCTCGCCGATGAAGCCGAGCTCGCCCAGTTGCTCAAGCGTCTGCAGGAGCTCATGCCGGAAGCCATCCAGATCGGCAAGCTCCGCGAGGACGGTCTCTCCGATGAAGCCATCGCTGACATCATCGGCATCAAGCGGACGACTTTCCGGTCCCGTTTGGAAAAAGCCAGGGAGAAACTTTGTGAGGAGTTCCCCGAAGCGATGTCCGAACAGTTCCCGGACTGGTTCTAAAGCCCACGGCTCCGGCTGCCTGAAATGGCGGTCGGAGCTTTTTCAGAATTTCTTCCCTCCGTCTTCGTCAAAACGCGTGCCCTGCCTCCAGTGGGAAGTGTAAGGAGCACAGAAATCTGCTCCGGAAAGGAGGCAGACGCCATGAACAAGACGCGCAACAGGAGTCCCGCGGACACGGAAACCATCGCAGTTCTTATCGCGATAAGCCATGTATCCGCAAGACTAGCAAGGAACCTGAGTGTTCTTGCAGCAGAAAGCAAATCAATGGAAGGAGGAAAACAGAATGTCAAAAATGGCAGACATGGATCAGACCATCAAAGACCTGCGCGATGCAGCCGCTGCTATCAATGATGCAGCCGACTGGCTCTACAAGCAGTTCTCCGGCACCACGGAGGAACCTGCTCCCGAGCCGGAAGCTCCGCAGGCTGAGTCTGAGAAGAAGGAGCTGAAGCTGGAGGATGTGCGGAAGGTGCTTGCCGAACGGTCCCGCGCAGGTTATACGGCACAGATCCGCGAGCTGCTCCACAAGTACGGTGCGAGCAAGCTGTCGGCTGTCGATCCGAACGACTACGAGGCCCTGCTCTTCGATGTGGAGGGACTCAATGAATTCTGAAAGACAGCACGCGGTCCTCTCCGCATCGAGCTCGGACAGGTGGATTCACTGCCCGCCTTCCGTACGCTTAAGCGAGGGATTCAAGGATGAAGGCAGCAGCTACGCCGCCGAAGGCACCTGCGCTCACGCGCTTGCCGAATTCAAGCTCCGCAAGGCGCTCGGCTACCCGGCGGAGGATCCGACCGAGAGCCTCGACTACTACAACGAGGAGATGGAGGAGGCCACGGAAGGCTATGTCGCCTACGTGCTGGAGCAGGTAGAGGATGCGAAGCAGACATGCGCTGATCCGGTTGTTCTGGTTGAACAGCGTGTGAACTTCTCTCACTGGGTGAAGCAGGGCTTCGGCACCGCCGACGCCTTGATCATCGCGGATGGCACGCTCCGGATCATCGATCTGAAATACGGTCTGGGCGTCGAGGTCTCGGCGGAACGCAATCCTCAGATGGCCTGCTACAGTCTCGGTGCTCTCGAATTGTTCGACGATATCTACGACATCGACACGGTCAGCATGACCATCTACCAGCCAAGGCGGCAGAACATCAGTGAATGGCAGATCAGCAAGAAGGACCTGCTTGCATGGGCCAACGAGGTTCTGAAGCCCACAGCGGAGCTGGCGTGGAATGGCAATGGAGAATTCTCCTGTGGCCCGTGGTGCCGGTTCTGCAAGGCGAAGACCATCTGCCGGAAGCGAGCCGAGGAGAACCTGAAGCTCGCACAGTACGAGTTTAAGCTGCCGCCTGAGCTCTCCGACGCGGAGATCGAAACCATCCTCTCCCAGGTGGACGAGTTGGTCTTGTGGGCGTCCGACATCAAGGAGTACGCGCTCCAGCAGGCACTCTCCGGAAAAAAGTGGCACGGCTTCAAGCTCGTCGAAGGCAGGTCTGTCCGCAAATACACCAATGAAACCGCCGTCGCAACGGCAGTCGAGAACGCCGGATTCGACCCGTACGAGCAAAAGCTACTGAGCATCACCGCCATGCAGAAGTTCCTCGGTAAGAACCGGTTCAACGAACTCCTGTCGGCTTACATCGAAAAGCCGCAGGGCAAACCAACCCTCGTCCCGGACTCAGACAAGCGTCCGGCGATGAATACAGCCAAAAACGATTTTATGGAGGTAAAAGATCATGAGTAAAACAACCATGCACAATCCTATGAAGGTCATCACCGGTGTGAACACCCGCTGGTCCTACGCCAACGTGTGGGAGCCCAAGTCCATCAACGGTGGCACGCCAAAGTACTCGGTATCGCTCATCATCCCGAAATCCGACACCGTGACCGTCGCCAAGATCAAGGCAGCCATCGAAGCGGCCTACAAGGAGGGCGAAGCCAAGCTCAAGGGCAACAGCAAGTCTGTGCCAGCCCTTTCCGCAATCAAGATGCCGCTTCGTGACGGCGATGTGGAGCGCCCGGACGACGAGGCATACCGTAACGCCTACTTCGTGAACGCAAACGCCACGACTGCTCCCGGCATCGTGGACGCGGATCTCAACCCGATCATGAGCCGCAGCGAGGTGTACTCCGGCGTGTACGGCAGAGCCAGCATCACGTTCTACGCGTTCAACAGCTCCGGCAACCGCGGTATCGCCTGCGGGCTGAACAACCTGCAGAAGATCCGTGACGGCGAACCGCTCGGCAGCAAGGCCAGCGCTGAATCCGACTTCGCGGACTTTGCAACCGACAGCGACGACGATTTCCTGAACTAAGGAGGCAAACCAATGGAAACCATTATGAACATGATTCTCTACATCATCTACGACCTGCTCGGTCTCAGCGGCATCGCGCTCCTGATCATCATCTCGGTCACGAGCGCCCGCTCCTACCGTGAGGACAAGGAGCTCAAGCTCCGTCAGGAAGAGCGTGACAAGGAGTACCACGAGCGCCGCATGAAGGAGCTTGAAGCGCATCGCGGCTAAGCCATAAACCATACAAGTATTGCGGGCGGCAGGGACCTATCTCTCTGCCGCCTTATTCGTGAATTGAGGTGAAAAATGTGAAGACAATCAGCATAGACATCGAGACGTTTTCCGACATCGGTCTTGGCAAATGCGGCGTATACAAGTATTCAGAGTCGCCTTCCTTTGAAATTCTCCTGTTCGGCTACAGCGTTGACGACGGACCGGTGCAGGTCATCGACCTTTCCTGCGGTGAACAGATCCCGGAGGACATTCTGGACGCCCTGACCGACGACACGGTTCTCAAGTGGGCCTTTAACGCGAACTTCGAACGCGTCTGCCTGTCACGCTACCTGCGTGACCTGGGCCGAAGCCTTGATCCGTTCCACGACAAGCATCCACTGTCGACCGAGCCTGCCCGGTTCCTGAATCCGCAGGGCTGGCGCTGCTCGATGGTGTGGGCAGCAACAATGGGGCTCCCACTCTCCCTAAAGGGAGTCGGCGCAGTCCTAAATCTCGAAGACCAGAAGATGGACGAGGGAAAGGCACTGATTCGTTACTTCTCCGTCCCCTGCGCACCTACCAAGGCAAACGGCGGCAGGACACGTAATCGGCCCTCCGATGATCCAGCCAAGTGGGCAACGTTCAAGAGATACAACAAGCGAGATGTCGAAGTCGAGATGTTGATCCAGAAGCGACTCCGGAATTTTCCTGTGCCGGACTTCGTGTGGAATGAGTACCACATCGATCAGAAGATCAACGACCGCGGCGTGCGCATCGACATGGATCTCGTGGAAAAGGCCCTCGACATGGACACCCGCTCCCGCAGCGAGCTCACAGAGAAGATGCAGAAATTGACGGACTTGGAGAATCCGAACAGCGTCCAACAGATGAAGCGGTGGCTCTCCGACAACGGCATGGAGGTCAACAGCCTCGGCAAGAAAGCCGTCGCCGCACTGCTCAAGACCGCTCCTCCTGAGCTTGCGGAGGTGCTGGAACTTCGGCAGCAGCTTGCGAAATCCAGCGTGAAGAAATACCAGACAATGCAGCGTGCCGTATGCTCCGACAGCCGTGCGCGAGGCATGTTCATGTTCTACGGCGCAAACCGCACCGGGCGCTGGGCCGGGAGACTCATCCAATTGCAGAATCTGCCGCAGAACCATCTGCCTGACCTGGATGCTGCGCGGGCGCTTGTGAAGTCCGGCGAATACGAAGCCTTAAAGATGATCTACGAGGATGTGCCGGATACGCTTAGCCAGCTCATCCGCACGGCGTTCATACCTCAGGACGGCTGCCGGTTCTATGTGGCGGACTTCTCCGCCATCGAAGCCAGAGTCATCGCATGGTACGCAGGCGAGCAATGGAAATCCGACGCATTCGCAAACGGCGAGGACATCTACTGCAGTACAGCAAGCCGCATGTTCCACAAGCCGGTCGTCAAACACGGCGTGAATGGTGAGCTCCGCGCCAAGGGTAAGATCGCTGAACTGGCATGCGGCTACGGCGGCTCGACAGGCGCATTGAAGGCGATGGGCGCTCTCGAGATGGGACTTTCCGAGGATGAACTTCCGGACATCGTGTCCTCGTGGCGGGATGCAAACCAGCAGATCGTCCGCTTCTGGTGGGACGTCGACAAGGCCGTCATGCAGGCCGTGAAAAACCACCGCACCACCCGGCTTGGGAAGCTCACCTTCTTCTGGCAGTCCGGGATGCTGTTCATCACCCTGCCGTCCGGACGGAGCCTCGCGTATGTGAAGCCAAAGGTCGGCATGAACCGTTTCGGCAGCGAGTGCATCACCTACGAGGGCGTGGGTGGCACGAAGAAATGGGAGCGCCTCGAATCGTACGGTCCGAAGTTTGTGGAGAACATCGTGCAGGCCACCTCCCGCGACATCCTGTGCAATTCGATGAAGACGCTCCGGCATTGCGCTATCTGCATGCATATCCATGACGAGCTTGTCATCGAAGCCGATCCGCGCGTCTCGCTCGACGCATTGTGCGAGCAGATGGGACGCGCCCCTTCTTGGGCGGATGGTCTGGTGCTGCGTGCAGACGGGTACGTCTGCGATTTCTATAAGAAAAACTGAATCTGTTTCGTCAAAAGCGGTCTGTCTCCTCCAGTGGGAAGTAGAGGCAGGCCGCTTTTTCTATTGCCTGCCGGAAAGGAGGATACCGGTTTGGATTACAGGAATTTTGAGGGCTATCCGGACCCGACATGCTGCGAGGCCTTGAGCCGTATCGAGCTCGAGGAAAAGAAGGCGCTCCGGGCTTTCCGTCCCATCGTCTATGTCTGCTCACCATATACGGGCAACATCCAGAAAAACGTGGAGGCGGCAAGGCGCTACTGCCGTTTCGTGGTCGATCAGGGATACATCCCGATTGCGCCGCACCTGCTGTTCCCGCAGTTCCTTGACGACAGCGATCCAACGGAGCGCAAGCTCGGACTCTTCTTTGGGAACGCGCTCATGAGCAAGTGTGCCGAGGTCTGGGTGTTCGGAAACCGCATATCGCGTGGTATGACGACGGAAATCAAACACGCCCGCTGGAAGGGATACCGACTGCGCTATTTCACAGAGAATTTAAAGGAGGTCTAACCATGCATGCAATCAATGAAAACAGGCGGACGCTCTACGACGGAACCAGCATCACCACCTACAGCCGCGAGATCGAAAGCGCGAACGTGCTGGAGGCCGAGGCCGGAACAACCGGATATATGGGAGGCGACACCGGTCACGGCGGACGCACCTTCTTCCGTGTCACAGATCTCGGCGGCACGGATATCCGTGTGAACCCGATCCAGGACAGGTACGGGAACGGCGGCTTCGAGGTTACCCTCGGCGGTGACTGCGAGCTTGAAACCATGATCATGGCCCTAAAGTTCATCGTACAGGTGCTGGAGGAAGAATCGAAGGAGGTGTACGACTGATGTTCACCATCTATACATCTGACGCCTACCAGCAAGAATCCAACTGCGTCTACCCGCACCCAATCGAGGTCGCCGACGAGGCGAGCTTCAAAAGAGCCGTCTCGCACGACCACGTGTGCGCCAAGTACAGGAACAACTATCGCGGCAACGACAACTTCATCTCCTCGGACTGCCTGCCGGTCGACTGTGACAACGACCACTCCGACAGCAAGCGTGACTGGAAGACGCCTGCGGATATTCAGAAGGCACTGCCCGGCGTCTTCTTCGCCGTCCACTACAGCCGCCACAACATGCGGCCCAAGGACGGGAAATCCGCAAGGCCGCGGTTCCACCTGTTCTTCCAGATCGATCCGATGACCGACTACGAGGCGTACGTCGCATTGAAACAGCTCCTGCACGAAATCTTCCCCTACCTGGATGCGAACGCGCTCGACGCGGCACGCTTCCTCTACGGGACAAGGAACCCGGAGGTCGAGTTCCATCCCGGAGGCAAGACGCTCACGGACTTCCTGTTCGGCGACGAGTTCGACAGGGACATGCCGGGCGGCTACGAGAAGCAGGCCACGATTCCGGAGGGCAGCCGGAACAACACGATGTTCCACTGGGCAGTACGCTCCATGAAACGCTATGGCGATTCAGAGGAATCCAAGAACGCGTATTTCACGGAAGCGGAGAAATGCCAGCCGCCGCTCTCCACGGAGGAGCTGAACCACATCTGGAGAAGCGCACAGAAATACTATGCGAAGATCGCAAGCCAGCCCGGCTACGTGAGCCCGCAGGAGTACAACAATCCGGACACCGGATGGAGCGAGCCGCTGCCGTTCTCACGGTACACGATGGCGCCCTTCCCGGTCGACGCACTCCCGCAGGCGATAGCCGACTATGTTCGTGCTGTCGCGGAGAGCACGCAGACCAGCGTCGACATGGCAGGCAGCATTGCAATCAGCGTCCTGTCGACCTGTCTTCAGAAGAAGTACCGGATTCAGGGCAAGTCCGACTGGGTGGAGCCGCTCAACACCTACGTGATCGTCATCGCACCGCCGTCCGAGAGGAAGTCGTCGGTATTGCATCTGATGCTGCAGCCGGTCAACGACTACGAGGTCGAATACAACAAGACCAACGCCGCTGCCGTCGAGGCGGGACGCATGCAGAAGCGCGTGCTGGAGCGCAGGCAGAAGGCCCTCGAGGAGAAGGTCGCCAAGGGCAACGCCGATCCGGAGGAGCTTGAGCGCATCGCGCAGGAGGTCGCCGACTTCGAGGAAGTGAATCCGCTGCAATTGTATGTGGATGATATTACGACCGAGAAGCTCGTCTCCGTCATCGCCAGCAACCACGGCCACGCCTCGCTGATCTCCAGTGAGGGCGGCATCTTCGACACGCTCTCCGGCATCTACACGCGGAACGTGAACATCGACGTCATGCTCAAGGGCTACTCGGGAGACACGATCCGCGTCGACCGTATCGGGCGTGACAGTGAAAGCATCATGGACCCGGCGCTCACCATCCTCCTGATGGCGCAGCCGAACGTCGTCTCCGCGGTCCTCAGCAACACGACCTTCCGCGGACGAGGGCTCACCGCGAGGTTCCTCTACAGCATGCCCGTCTCCAGTGTGGGAAGCAGGCGCTACCGGAGCGAGGCCGTGACCGACAGTATCTACCGCGCCTATGAGCGTCTGGTCGTAAACCTGCTGGACGACGAGTACCCGGAGAAGCCGCAGACCATCACGCTCAGCCCGGAAGCCGACCGCGAGCTTGAAGCCTTCGCCAACTGGCTGGAGCCCAAGCTCACCACCGGCTATGCGGAGATGGCCGACTGGGCTGGAAAGCTCGTCGGCAACGTGCTGCGCATCGCCGGGCTCCTCTGCCGGGCAGCCACCTATCAGAGCCACGACTTCCTCGACGTCCACAGCGCACTCACCGTATCGGGCGAGACCATGCAGAATGCGATCCGGCTTGGCAGGTACTTCCTGAACCACGCGCAGGCCGCCTACTCCGTTCTTCCCGAGGATGCGATGTACAAGAACGCCGACATGATCCTCCAGAAGCTCAAGGAGCGGAACATCGACCACTTCGACCGGCGTGACGCCATGCGTATGTGCCGGACCTTCAAGACCGTGGAGAGCATCCAGCCGGTTCTCGACTTCCTTGAGGACTACGGATACATCGCGCAGAGGCCGCAGAAGGCATCCGGGACCGGCAGACCGCCGCTTCCCAAGTATGCCGTCAATCCGTGGCTGAAGGAGCACAAGTGAGTTTTGTCATTTCGTCCTATGCCTGTCCTGACCTTCAGGACAGGTTCAGGGACACGAAAACATCAGCATCCATGCGGCTTTCAGGGTTTTGTCCCTTTTGTCCGAACCCCTATAAAAAGCAAAAAAGACTTATTTATTTATTATCAATTCTTCTACAAAACCATATGGAAATACGGATAGAGGGACAAAAGCGACAAAAGGGACAAAGCCTCAAAAACGTTGAAAGCACGGAGGTTTTAACACCATGAACAATTCAGGACAAGTCTTAGGCATTGACGGCCTAAAGGACAAAAGCTATCTCGCCCGCTGCCAGAAGACACTACGCAGCTGGGGAGCACCGTTCTCCGGATGGACATGCAAGGAGATCTACGACGTACGTGATGACGACTGGAACGCACCGCTCCACGCATGCGAGCTGTGCGGCTGCACCAAGGTCCGCTACGTTCACGTCATGACGCACCCGGACTACTTCGAGGATGTATCCGTCGGCTGCATCTGCGCCGGAGTCATGGAAGGCGACATCCTCGCCGCCAAGAACCGCGAACGCCTGATACGGAACCGCTCCAAGCGGAAACGCAGCTTCCCCAGACGCAAATGGACAAGGACGACAAACGGCTGGAGTCTCACCTACCACGGAGAGCAGATCCTCATCGGGCGCAGCCGCCACAACCCGGAGCGCCTCGGCGTCAAATACAACGGCCAGTGCGTCTGGACATACAAGGGAAAGCCGATCACCGACTTCCTCTCCGCAGCCTACGCCGCATTCAACCTGGCCGACCAGGTTCCGGAGGCGAAACCATGAGAAGTGAAAAGCAGATCGAGCAGAAACTCGCCAGCGAGGTGAAGCGCCGCGGCGGCATCGCGCCGAAGTTCGTCTCACCCGGCTTCGACGGGATGCCGGACCGGATCATCCTGCTGCCCGGCGCACGCATCGCCTTCGCAGAGCTCAAGGCACCCGGAAAGAAGCCAAGAAGACTGCAATATGCACGGCACCGACTCCTGCGGAAACTCGGATTCCGCGTCTATGTCATCGACAATCCAGAACAGATCGGAGGTGTGATAGATGAAATTGAAAATAGTCTGTGATTGGTGCGGACGTGAATTCTTCCGAGATTCAGCCCAGCTTAAAGGCAAGAAGCACCACTTCTGCAGCAGACAATGCCTCGCGGATTTCAGCAGCAAAGCGAAGAACCCAGACGGCTATGCCAGCCTCAAGGACTTCACTAACATAAGCCAGCACATAACAAAGCTAAACGAGGAACTCAACCCGGATCGTATGACGCCTGAGACCAAGGAGAAACTCAGAGAATCCCGCCTCGGAAAAGGCAGATGCGACGGTTATTCCAAAATCCATGGACTCGCCGCACATCGCGTCGTAGCTGAACAGATGCTTGGAAGGTCATTGATGCCCGGAGAAGTCGTACACCATCGTGACGGAAACCGATACAACAATTCTCCCGAGAATCTGGTCGTTTTTCCGTCGCAAAGTGCACACGCTCACCACCACAGCGAATTGAGATGGTTCATCAAGCAGATAAAAGAAATGGAGGCCGAAGAAAATGCCGAAACTGAGTGACCTTCATTACTACCAGCAATACTGCGTCTCGTATATCGAGACGCACGAAACAGCCGCCATCTTCCTTGATTGCGGACTTGGAAAAACAATCATCACGCTGACCGCCGCCGTTGACCTCCTGTTCGACAGCTTCGAGGTTCACCGGATTCTCGTGGTCGCGCCTCTCAGAGTCGCCCGTGACACATGGCCCGCGGAGATACGGAAATGGGAGCACCTTTCCGGCCTCACCTACGCCGTCGCAGTCGGAAACTCACGCGAACGGAAAGCGGCTCTCCTGCAGGGCGCGGATGTCACGATCATCAACCGGGAGAACCTCGGATGGCTGATCGACGACTCCGGCATTCCCTTCACCTACGACATGGTGGTATTGGACGAGCTCTCCTCCTTCAAGAACCACAAGTCAAAGCGGTTCCGCGCCCTGATGAAGGTCAGGCCGAAGGTGAAGCGGATCATCGGACTCACCGGAACGCCATCGAGCAACGGTCTCATGGATCTGTGGGCGGAGTTCAAGGCCCTCGATCAGGGACAGCGCCTCGGACGCTTCATCACCCAGTACCGGACGGCCTACTTCATGCCCGACAAGCGCAACGGCGAGATCATCTACTCCTACAAGCCGCTGCCGTATGCAGAGGACGCGATCTACCGGAAAATCTCGGATATCACGATTTCCATGAAGTCGACCGATCATCTGAAGATGCCGGAGCTCATCTCCACGCAGTACGAGGTGCAGCTGTCCGCCGAGGAGCGCAAACGGTACGAGGAGCTGAAGAACGATCTGGTGCTGGAACTTCACGGCGACGAGATCACCGCAGCGAACGCGGCAACGCTTACCGGGAAGCTCTCTCAGCTTGCAAACGGCGCGATCTACTCCGACGACGGGAAGATCATCGAATTCCATGACCGGAAGCTCGACGCCTTGGAGGACATCATCGAGGCCGCGAACGGGAAGCCGCTGCTTGTCGCCTACTGGTTCCGGCACGATCTGGAGAGAATCCGCAGATGGTTCGACGTCCGGGAGATCAAGTCGTCGCAGGACATCGATGACTGGAATGCGGGCAATATTCCTGTAGCAGTCATCCACCCGGCCTCCGCCGGTCACGGGCTCAACCTGCAGTCCGGCGGATCGACGCTTGTCTGGTTCGGCCTCACGTGGTCATTGGAGCTCTACCAGCAGACGAACGCAAGGCTCTGGCGGCAAGGCCAGAAAAGCCGGACCGTCGTCATCCAGCACATCGTCACTGCGAGCACCATCGACGGGCAGATCCTCAACGCCTTGAAACGCAAGGACAAGACGCAGTCAGCGCTTATCGCTGCGGTGAAGGCGGTGATGCGATGAACGACCCCTACGAGAATCTCGCCAACGCCGTCATCCTGCAGGCTGTCCGCGACTACCGGACAGCACTGAAGGCCCTGCGCATGAACCCGCGGAACAAGGCCGCTCAAACGGAGAAGGAATCAATCGAACGGTTCTTCCGCTCTCAGTGGTATCAGGCGCTGACGACGGTTGACGGCGAGATGCTGATAAGAAAGCTCAACGAGGAGGTGATGAGATGACTCCGAAGCAATATCTGAATCAGGCCAAGCACCTGGATGCGCTGATCCACTCGCGGCTCCGGGAGATCGACTACTGGAGGGAAATGTCCACCAGCGTCAGCGGCATGCGCTACGACGGCATGCCGAGGAACCCGAACACGCCAAGCGACGCGCACTTCGTCACCTGCCTCCACAAGATCGACGAGATACAGGCCGACGTGGAGAAGAAGGTGGCGCAGCTCATTACGCTGCGGGACGAGATCAACGCGCGTATCGACCTGCTGGCTGATCCCGAGGAGCAGCTGGTTCTCCGCTACCGGTACATCGACAACTGCACATGGGAGGAGATCGCCAGCATGCTGAACGTCAGCCTCCGCACCGTACACCGCATCCACGGATCGGCACTTCAGAACTTCACAATGCCGGATTAGAAAAGTTGGCACGGTTTGGCACACTTTGGCACAGAATGGCAGACGCCTTCTGTGTTATCCTTACAATAGCGAAAACCATAAGAAGAACCAGAAGCCTCGACGGGAGCAATCTCCTGCCGGGGCTTTTCTCATGCCCGGAAAGGAGGCAGCGCCTATGCCAATGAAACCAAATCGGCCCTGCCGCTATCCCGGATGCCCGAACCTCTGCGACGACGGCGAACAGTACTGCCCGGAGCACAAAGCCTTGATGGAGAAGCACTACGAGACGTTCACGCGCGGCTACTCCACCGGCAAGCGTTACGGCAGGCATTGGAAACGCATCCGCGACCGTTACGTTCACAAGCATCCCTTGTGCGAGATGTGCCTTAAGCGGGGACGATACGTTGCGGTCGAGGAAGTCCACCACATCGTTCCGCTGTCGGAAGGCGGGACGAACGACGAGAGCAACCTCATGAGCCTCTGCAGGTCGTGCCACGAGAAGATCCACAGGGAACGCGGCGACCGGTAGGGGCGGTCGAAATCTCTGCGAGGCGGCCTCCCGGAAAACGGCGCGGGGCTTTCTGTACGAAAAAAGCGAAATCAAACGGGTAATAACCCGGCTCCTTATCTATTACGCGCGTACATGCGAGAAAGGCGGTGACGAAATGCCTACAAAATCGAATAACACTGGCGGTCGCGGCGGCAGACGTCCCGGCGCTGGCCGGAAGAAAACCGCCGTCAAGGAGAAATACGAAAACGGGAATCCGGGCGGACGAAAGCTCGAAGTGCTCGACATCCCAGACACCGAGGGCGAGGACATGCCGGAACCGCACGAGTTCCTCTCGGCTCGGCAGCATGACGGCTCCACTCTGGAGGCCGCCGACATCTACCGCGAGACTTGGGAATGGCTCGACAAGCTCGGCGTCGCAAAAGCCGTATCACCGCAGCTGCTGGAACGGTATGCGATGTGCTCCGCGAGATGGATTCAGTGCGAGGAAATGACGACCAAGCTCGGATATTTGAGCAAGCATCCGACGACCGGAAAGCCGATCCCGTCGCCGTTCATCAATATCGGCATCAACTACATGAATCAGGCGAACCGCCTGTGGGACGAGATCTTCCAGATCGTGAAGGAGAACTGCTCCACCGAGTATGGCGGCGCGAATCCGCAGGACGACGTGATGGAGAGACTGCTTCGTGCCAGAAAGGGAATGTAAATGAACACACAAAGACTTGAACAGGTACCGATTGACAATCTGGTGCCATATGCCCGGAACGCCCGGACACATAGTAAAGAACAGATCGCGCAGCTCCGCTCCTCCCTCCGGGAGTTCGGATTCGTAAGCCCTGCGGTCATCGATCAGGATTACAACATCCTCGTCGGCCACGGACGGATTGCTGCTGCACGAGAGGAAGGGTACAAGACCGTCCCTTGCGTATTCGCCGAGGATCTGACCGACGCGCAGAAACGCGCCTACATCCTCGCCGACAATCAGCTCGCGCTGAACGCCGGTTGGGATGAGGAGATGCTTTCCGTCGAACTCTCCGATTTGCAGGAGAACGCCTTCGACCTCTCCCTGCTCGGATTCGACGACAAGGAACTTGAGAAGCTGCTGAAAGGAGAATCCGACAAGGACATCGAGGATGACGACTTCGACCTGTCCGCTGCACTTGAGAAGGCCTCCTTCGTGGAGCGCGACGACATCTGGGCGGTCGGACGGCACAGGCTGATGTGTGGCGACGCCACCAGCGCTGAAGATGTAGATACACTCATGGACGGCAAGCGAGCGAACCTCGTACTCACGGACCCGCCGTACGGCGTTTCCTTCAAGGCATCCGATGGCCTGACGATCCAGAACGACAGCCTCAAGGGCGAGGAATTCTACAACTTCCTGCTCTCCGCATTCAAGAACATGGCCGACCATCTGGAGAAAGGCGGCGCGGCATACTGCTTCCATGCGGACACCGAGGGCCTGACCTTCCGGCGTGCTTTCGTCGACGCTGGATTCCATCTCGCAGGCGTGTGCATCTGGGTGAAGAACAGCCTCGTACTCGGTCGCTCCGATTACCAGTGGCAGCATGAGCCCGTGCTCTATGGATTCCTCCAGAACGGCAAGCATCCGTGGTACGCAGGACGCGCGGAAACCACCATATGGAACTTCGACAAACCCAAGCGCAACAAGGATCATCCGACCAGCAAGCCTCTCGACCTGCTCGGCTATCCGATCCAGAACTCCACGCAGGAGAACGCCATCGTCATCGACACTTTCGGCGGCTCCGGTTCCACGCTCATGGCCTGCGAGCAGCTCAACCGCACCTGCTATATGTGCGAGCTTGATCCGAAATACGCCTCCGTCATCCTCCGACGCTACGTCGAGGACACCGGCGATTCCGGGAACGTGCATGTCGTCCGCGACGGCAAGAAACTCATGTACTCCGACCTTGTGAAGGAGGTCGAGCTGCCGGACGGCGAGTGATCCCTTTGTGTACTAAGCACAGTTTCAGAGCCGGATAATCAGAAGATTTTCTACCAGAAAAATATCGCAGATTCGCTTGCTATTACAGGCCTTCAGAGTGATGTATAGACATGCCGAAAGGCACAGGGCCTTCCGGACAGACGCATACCAAGGAGGTAAACACAATGCGAATCAACTACAACGTAACAGGAGCACAGAGGAAAGAACTGGTCAAGGTCATCTCCGACACCACCGGAGCCAAGGCAGAATACAAATTCATGCCGACCTGCAACTACGAGATCGACTATTTCACCGTCACCAAGGACGGCACGCTCGAGTTCGACGACATGGCGGATTCCGAGGAGGTCGAGAAGGTTCTCGAAGCCATCGCTGCCGCGGGATTCGAGCCCGAGCTGCAGGAAACGGCTGAAGCCGAAGCCGGAGAAGTATCCGAAGAGCCGGAAACAAGCGAACAGGACGCGCCACAGGGCAACGAAGCGGGCCTGACGGTTGAGCTTCCGCTCGACAAGGTTGCGGTCGGAACATTGACCAACATCCTCGAAGCCAAGGGAACGCTCATCAAGAAGGCGCTCGGCATCGACGACCTTCGGTTCGAGATTAGGGACGACAAGATCGCCTTCCCCTGGTTCAAGGAACTGCCCACGCCGGAGGAAACCAGAGCGTACACGATGTTCATCGCCCAGCTCTGCAAGCTTTCCAAGGAACTGAAACGCGCGAGCTCGACCGAAACGCCGGTCACCAACGAGAAATACGCATTCCGCTGCTTCCTGCTCCGCCTTGGATTCATCGGCAGCGAATACAAACAGGAACGCAAGATCCTGCTCCAGAACCTTGAGGGCAACTCAAGCTGGAAGAACGGCGCTCCCAAGAAAGAAGCCACCGAAGAACCTGCTGCGGAAGCTACGGATACCGAGGAGGTGCAGGCATGAGGATAATCAGACCGGAACAGCTCAAGAGGCTCAAGGAAACCTACCCGAATGGCACGCGCGTGGAGCTCGTCCAAATGGACGACATTCAGGCACCGCCTGCCGGAACCCGCGGAACCGTCTACGGCATCGACGACACCGGCAGCCTGCTGGTCCACTGGGACAACGGCAGCGGACTCAACGTGATCTACGGCGAAGACATCGTGCGGAAGGTGGTGGACTGACATGGATGAGAAGGTCAAAGAGCAGATCCTCGCGATCCGCGACACCGGGCTGGCGAACATGTTCGACCTGCCCTACGTGCAGCGCCTCGCCTTCGACCGGAACTACTACGAGCTGGTGATCTTCATCGAAGAGCATCGCAAAGAATACGTGCATTTCATCATGACCGGCGAAACGCAGGAATCCTGATTTTCAGGCACAGAAAGTTATCAATTTATCTGGCCGAATTGACTTGCTATATCCCCTCGAAAGAGTGATGTATATACATGCCGAAAGGCACAGAAAACAAGCGAAAATCAGGAGGAAAACACGATGGAAAAGAACACATACTTCGAACAGATGAGAGACACAGCGATCGCCTACAACGAGGCGCAGGCCATCCGTGAAAAGGAACGCGACACGATGATCGCCGCGGACGACTGGGACAGCGTGAAAGCCTTTGACAGGCGCGAGAAAGAGGAATTTCCGTACCCCTTCACCGCCGGTCAGAACAAGGCGCTGGTCCTTTACGACCGGAGCCTCAGGAACGGCGCGGACGCCTTCGAGGCCGACGACCTGCCCTGGGACTACGAGCTTGAGGATTTCGTCAGGACGCTCCGGGAAGCCGGAATCACCGCGATTGTGGTGACCGACCAGAGCACCGGCCTGATGGACGGCATCTATGGACTGACGGCATTCGGCTGCCGGATGAACGGACTCAAGACCGTCACCAGAGTGGACAACCACCGCTTCGGCAGCAAGGAGCCGGAACGCAAGAACGGCATCGAATTCGAGCTGTAAACTATACAATTTTCTCCGCCGAAACTGCCCTGAAGATTGTCACATATATTCTCCGGAAACGACTTGCTATAAAGGCCGTTCAGAGTGATATATGTACACACCGAAAGGGAAAACAAAGCAAACGGAGGAAACCACCATGACAAACATTTACGACGAACTCAGAAGCCACTTCACACTTGGAGATTACAACACCAGCATCAGCCGGGAGGATTTCGAGGAAGCCTTCACAAAGACAAAGGAAAGCATCCGCTTCACCTTCAACGGCTGGGACGGCAAAAGCTACGACGGAGAAAGTCGCAGCGCAAAGGTCATCCGCTGCAACATTCCCGGATTCGAGAGCATCCGCTTCATCAAGGTCGGAAAGCACCTTTGCTTCATCGACGAAGACTGGATGGTAACGGAAAAGGAAACCGGCGAACAGCACCCGACTACCGGATGGCTGGTCGAAGTCAGAAAAGCCTGAAGGAGGACAAGACAATGTGGGAAAAAGGATCACTGCTCATCGAAGGAGCGGTTGTAAAGTACTGGGTAAAGCACTACCCGGAGCCTTCCGAGGATTACGGAATCGACGGCGGACGCATTTCCAAGATGGAACTGCGTGTCGGCGGCAAGGTCACACTCAACTACGACCGCGGATGGGACATCGAGCCCGAGGACGAAGCCAGTCAGCTTGCCTACGCGGTACTCATGAAGCAGTACAACTAAGCATCAACCTGAATTTGAATATTCCGAAAGCAGAGCCCAACCGGGCTCTCGCTCTCGTACTGATAGAAGCCGCAGCGATGCGGTTATTTTTATGCCATGAAGGGAGTGATTTTCCATTGGCAGTACGGAAACTGAAGAAATACAAGGTCACGCGGTTCATGGAGAAGACCTCCCATTACGACGAGAATCTTGCCGACTACGCCTGCCTGTTCATCGAGCAGCTCTGCCATACCAAGGGAACCTGGGCCGGAAAGCCCTTCGAGCTGATCGACTGGCAGGAGCAGATCGTCCGCGACCTGTTCGGCGTGATTAAGGAGAACGGCTACCGGCAGTTCAACACCGCCTACGTCGAGATTCCGAAGAAGCAAGGCAAGTCGGAGCTTGCCGCTGCGATCGCGCTGCTGCTCACCTGCGGAGACGGCGAGGAGCGTGCCGAGGTGTACGGCTGCGCGGCTGACAGGAATCAGGCCAAGATCGTCTTTGACGTGGCAGTCGATATGGTGCGCTTCTGCCCGGCACTCTCAAAGCGCGTGAAGATCCTCGAATCGCAGAAGCGGCTCGAATACCTGCCGACGCACAGCTTCTACCAGGTGCTCTCCGCCGATGTGGCAAACAAGCATGGATTCAATACGCATGGCGTGATCTTTGACGAGCTGCACACGCAGCCGAACCGGAAGCTCTTTGATGTTATGACCAAGGGCTCCGGCGACGCGCGGATGCAGCCGCTGTTCTTCCTGATCACGACTGCCGGGAATGATACGCAGTCGATCTGCTATGAGCAGCACCAGAAAGCGCTCGACATCATGAACGGCAGGAAGCACGATCCGACCTTCTACCCGGTCATCTTCGGAGCGGACGAGTCCGAGGACTGGACCGACCCGAAGGTCTGGAAGAAAGCCAATCCGAGCCTTGGTATCACGGTCGGCATCGACAAGGTCAAAGCCGCGTGCGAATCGGCAAAGCAGAATCCCGGTGAGGAGAACGCATTCCGGCAGCTTCGCCTGAACCAGTGGGTGAAACAGTCTGTCAGGTGGATGCCAATGGACAAATGGGATGCCTGCGCATTCCCGGTGGATGAGGACGATTTGGAAGGCCGCGTCTGCTACGGCGGACTCGACCTGTCATCCACGACGGATATTACAGCGTTCGTGCTGGTCTTCCCGCCGCAGGATGAGGACGACAAATATGTGGTTCTCCCATACTTCTGGGTGCCGGAGGGCACATTGGATTTGCGCGTCCGGCGCGATCACGTTCCCTACGACCTCTGGCAGAAACAAGGCGTCCTCGAAACGACCGAGGGCAATGTCATCCACTACGGATACATCGAAAAGTTCATCGAGAACCTCGGCGAACGGTTCAACATCCGCGAGATCGCATTCGACCGCTGGGGAGCCGTCCAGATGGTGCAGAATCTCGAGGGCATGGGCTTCACCGTCGTTCCCTTCGGACAGGGCTTCAAGGACATGTCTCCGCCGACCAAGGAGCTGATGAAGCTGGTCTTGGAGAAACGAATAGCACATGGAGGCCATCCGGTGCTCCGCTGGATGATGGACAACATCTTCATCCGAACCGATCCGGCGGGCAACATTAAGGCCGACAAGGAGAAATCCACGGAGAAGATCGACGGCGCAATCGCCACGATCATGGCGCTCGACAGGGCGATACGAATGGGCAATGACAATGCTGCCTCCGTTTACGATTCGAGAGGCATTCTTTTTATCTGAATGAGGACAAATGAATGATTCTGATTTCACTATTGGGCTTCCTGCTGCTGCGGGAGGCCCTTAATCAAATGGAGGTGTGGCAATGAGCATATTCAACAGATGGTTTCGAGGGCGCGACGCTCCCAAGGACAGCACAGCGGGCAGCTCGTACCGCTTCTTCTTCGGAGGAACGACAAGCGGCAAAGCCGTGACGGAGCGATCCGCCATGCAGATGACGGCGGTCTACTCTTGCGTCCGGATTCTGTCCGAGGCGATAGCCGGGCTTCCATTGCATTTGTACAGATACGCAGAGAACGGCTCGAAGGAAAAAGCCATCGACCATCCGCTCTATGAGCTTCTGCACGACGAGCCGAATCCTGAGATGACGTCGTTCGTGTTCCGGGAGACGCTTATGACGCACCTGCTCCTGTGGGGCAACGCCTACGCGCAGATCATCCGAAACGGCAAGGGCGACGTCGTGGCCCTCTATCCGCTGATGCCGAACCGCATGACGGTCGATCGCGACGAAAACGGGCAGCTCTACTACGAATACCAGACCTCGACAGACGAGGCGCACACCATGAAAGGCAGTCTGGTAAGGCTGTCTCCGATGGATGTGCTGCATATTCCCGGTCTCGGCTTCGACGGCTTAGTCGGCTACTCGCCGATTGCGATGGCCAAGAACGCCATAGGGCTTGCCATTGCCACCGAGGAGTACGGCAGTAAGTTCTTTGCCAATGGCGCGACGCCGGGCGGCATTCTGGAGCATCCCGGCGTGGTCAAAGATCCGGAGCGAGTCCGTGAAAGCTGGAACTCAGCCTTCGGCGGCTCTGCCAATTCCAACAAGGTCGCAGTGCTCGAAGAAGGCATGAAATACACGCCAATCAGCATCAGCCCGGAGCAGGCGCAGTTCCTTGAGACGCGCAAGTTCCAGATAGACGAGATCGCGAGAATATTCCGTATCCCGCCGCACATGATCGGTGACCTCGATAAATCGAGCTACTCGAATATCGAGCAGCAGTCGCTGGAATTCGTAAAGTACACGCTCGACCCGTGGGTATCCCGCTGGGAACAGTCGATGCGCAGAGCACTGCTCCGTCCCGAGGAGAAGAAGGACTACTTCTTCAAGTTCAACGTGGACGGTCTGCTCAGAGGCGACTATCAGAGCCGCATGAACGGCTACGCCACTGCAAGGCAGAACGGATGGATGTCGGCAAACGACATACGCGAGCTTGAAAATCTCGACCGCATTCCGGAGAACAAGGGCGGCGACCTGTATCTCATCAACGGCAACATGACCAAGCTCGAGGATGCCGGAATCTTCGCAGCATCAGCTTCAACAGAAACGGAGGAACAACCCAATGAAGAACAAGAATCGACCGAGAAATCGGAAGAATCACAGGAACAGTCGGAGTCCGGTGACCGGCTCCGGGAAAGGAGGAAGCCCCTATGACAAGAAAATTCTGGCGATGGACCAGAAACGAAACGCCGGACAGCTTCGGCAGCGACCGCACGCTCTACCTCGACGGGGAAATATCCGATGAGACCTGGTACGGCGACGAAGTCACGCCGCAGGTCTTCAAGGACGAGCTGAACAGCGGAAAAGGCAACATCACGCTCTGGATCAATTCGCCCGGCGGCGACGTCTTCGCGGCGGCGCAGATCTACAACATGCTGATGGACTACCCGTATGAGGTGACCGTCAAGATCGACGCGCTCGCGGCTTCGGCGGCAAGCGTCATCGCAATGGCGGGAACGAAGGTCTGCATGAGTCCGGTCGCGATGCTGATGGTGCATAATCCCGCGACCATCGCAATCGGCGATTCGGAAGAAATGCAGAAAGCCATCGACATGCTGTCCGAGGTCAAGGAATCCATCATGAACGCCTACGAGATCAAGTCCGGTCTCTCCCGGAACAAGATCAGCAAGCTCATGGACGCTGAGACCTGGATGAACGCTAAGGAAGCCAAGAAGCTCGGATTCGCCGACGAGATCCTGTTCGCGGACGGAACCGAGCCCGACGAAAGCACCGAGGGCGACGAGCCTGATGACGGCGAAGTCGAGATGCTTTTCTCCCGGAAAGCCGTCACGGATTCCCTGCTCTCGAAGCTGATACCGAAACGCAAACCCGAAATAAAGACACAGACCGTGAAGGTCGCAGATCTTGAGAAGCGGCTCTCGCTTCTCAGCCACTAATGAATGGAGGATAACGATTATGACCAAGATTATGGAACTCATGGACAGACGCGCCAAGGCGTGGGACGCGGCTAAGAACTTTCTCGACACCCACTCCGATAACGGCGGCAACGTATCCGCGGAGGACGCCGCCACCTACGACAAGATGGAAAAGGAAGTCACCGATCTGACGCACGACATCGAGCGCCTGCAGCGACAGGAGCAGATCGACAAGATGCTCTCCGCGCCGACATCCGCACCGCTCACCGGCAAGCCCGGTGCCAAGGACGAACCGGACGACAAGCCCGGCATTGCTTCCAAGGCGTACAAGACCGCCTTCTGGGATTCGATCCGCAAGCGCAACTGGTACGACGTACAGAATGTACTCGAAGTCGGCACTGACGCGAACGGCGGGTACCTCGTACCGGATGAGTACGAGCATCAGCTGGTGCAGGCGCTGACCGACGAGAACTTCTTCAGAAGTCTCGCGCACGTCATTCAGACCGACAGCGGAACGCACACGATTCCGATTGTCGCATCTCACGGAACGGCAAGCTGGATGGAGGAGAATGGGCTCTATCCGGAATCCGACGACACCTTCGACCAGATCACGCTTTCCGCGTACAAGCTGGGAACGGCGATCAAGGTATCCGAGGAGCTGATGAACGACTCCGTCTTCGACCTCGAGAGCTACATCTCCACCGAGTTCGCGCGGCGCATCGGTGCCGCCGAGGAGGAGGCGTTCCTCGTCGGCGACGGCCAGAAGAAGCCTGAGGGCGTCTTCACCAAGGTCAAGGCGACCGATGGCGCGACCACGGAGATCGCGAACACGAACCTCACCTTCGACCAGATCATGGACGTGTTCCACTCCCTGCGTTCGGTCTACCGCAACCGCGCTGTGTGGATTCTGAACGACTCCACCGTCAAGGCGCTGCGCAAGATCAAGGACGGCAACGGAAACTACATCTGGCAGCCGAGCGTCGTAGCCGGTCAGCCGGATACCATCCTGAACCGTCCGTACCACACGAGCATCTACGCGCCGGAGCTGGCAGCCGGAAATGTGCCGATCCTGTTCGGAGACTTCTCCTATTACTGGATTGCCGACCGTCAGGGACGCTCCTTCAAGCGCCTGTCGGAGCTCTACGCGGCGAACGGCCAGATCGGATTCCTCGCGTCTGAGCGCGTAGATGGCAAGCTGATCCTGCCGGAAGCCGTGCGCGGTCTTTCCGTCAAGGCGGCGGGCTGATTGATTTCGCTTTGTTGTGGGCGGGCATCCATTACGGGTGTCCGCTTCACTTTTATTGGAGGTGTCTCATGGAAGTAACGCTTGAGGAAGCAAAAACCTATCTGCGAGTTAGTTCTTCCGATGAGGACGAGCTGATCCAGAATCTCATAACATCGGCCACCGCGACCGTTCAGGACATCGCCCGCTACTCTGACGAGGAATGGGAGGCAAGCGAGGAGAAAATCCTCATCCGCATGCGCATTGCCATTCTCTACACCGTGGCGTACCTGTACGAGCACCGCGAGGACGCTGACCACAATCAGCTGAATCTGACGCTCCGGGCGCTTCTGTTCGGCGTGCGCAAGGAGGGATTTTGATGAAGATCGCCAATATGCGTGTGCCGGTCACATTCCAGAAGAATGAAATAACCACGGACAAGTACGGAAACCATACGGCGTCGTGGACAGACTACTTCAAGTGCTGGGCGACGGTCGGTACGGACTCCTACGGTTCGGAGACTTCCGGCGAGGTGATCAACTCGGAGGAATCGCTGAACTTCACCTGCCGCTGGTGCTCCGAGCTTGCCGAGGTCGTCTCCACGAAGTACCGGATTCTCGCGGAAGGCAAAACGTACAACATCACCTATGTGAACCCGATGGGCTACAAGAAGAACACGCTGAAATTCAACTGCGCATTGGAGAAAACGACATGAACGAGAAGGTATCAATTGACGGCCTGCGTGACGCCGTGATGAAGGGCCTGCAGGAATACGCCGACCTTGCCGCCGACGACATGAAGGATGCGGTCAGGGATACGGCGAAATCCGTCCGCAAGGATATTCAGGCGAACGCTCCTGTGCGTACCGGCAAGTACAAGAAGTCATGGTCGGTCAAGACCGTCAGCGAAAGTGCGGACTCCATCGACATGGTGGTTCATTCGCGGAACCGCTATCAGATTGCGCACCTTCTGGAGCATGGTCACGCCAAGCGCGGCGGAGGCCGTGTGGCCGCAAGACCGCATATCGCTCCTGCCGAGCAGGCAGGCAATGAGAAGCTGGTGCGCGAGATTGAATCCAAACTGAAAGGATGACGCCTATGAACTATGACGAGATCGTAACCATGCTCGAGGAAGCCGGACTTCCCGTCGCCTACGACCACTTTGCCGAGGGCGAGTCTCCGGACCCGCCGTTCATCTGCTTCCTGTTTCCGGGAACGGACAACATTTTCGCGGACAACGTGGTCTGGCAGAAGGTCGACGAGCTGAACATCGAGCTTTACACAGACAAAAAGGACCCGGACACTGAATCGAAAATCGAGGACATTCTCACCTCTCACGAATTGCCGTATGAGAAGTCGGAGGTCTGGATCGAGGACGAGAAGATGTACGAGGTTCTCTACCAAACACAGATTATTGGAGGTTAAAGAATATGGCTAATAAGAAGAACAAGGTCAAGTTTGGCCTGAAGAACTGCCACTACGCGATCGCGACGCTTGCCGAGGATGGAACGGTGACATTCGGCACGCCTGTGGCGATGCCCGGCGCGGTCAGTCTTTCCCTTGACGCCGAGGGCGACAACGAGCCGTTCTACGCCGACGACACGGTTTATTACATGGTCAGCAACAACAACGGATATTCCGGCGACTTTGAGCTGGCACTCATCCCGGAAAGCTTCCTCACCGACGTGATGCACGAGACCGAGGACGCGAACGGCGTGATTGCCGAGAACAAGGATGTGGAGCCGGAGCATTTCGCGCTGCTATTCGAATTTTCCGGCGACCAGCGAAAGATCCGCCACTGTATGTACTACTGCTCCGCGACGAGACCGTCCGTTTCAGGTCAGACCAAGGAAGACTCGACCGAGGTACAGACGGACACGCTTTCCATCACCGTATCGCCGCTGCCTTCTGGACTCGTGAAGGTCAAGACCGGCACGAACACCACGGACGCGGTTTACAACGCCTGGTACGACAAAGTCTACGAGCCAAGCGACACCACGACCACCTCGTCCGGCGAAAAGGCAAACATGAGCTATTCGACAGAGGAGGAGTAAACGATGGCAGTGACGAAAACTATCACGATTGACGGGCAGCCAGTGACATTCAGAGCATCGGCTGCGATTCCACGCCTCTACAGAAACAAGTTCCACCGAGACATCTACCGCGACCTGAATGAGCTTCAGAAAGGCATCAGCGAGAACGACTCGGAAAATTCCAGTCTGGATACATTCTCGCTGGAGCTGTTCGAGAACATCGCATGGCTGATGGCAAAGCACGCGGATGCAGCCGTTCCGGATACGCCGGAGGAATGGCTGGACGGCTTCAACACGTTCTCGATTTACGAGGTGCTGCCGCAGATTATCGAGCTGTGGGGCATCAATACCGAGCAGCAGGTATCCGCTAAAAAAAACATCGCGCGACAGAGCGGGAAATGACTACCCCGCTCTTTCTTTTGCGCTGCGTGCAGATCGGACTGCATGTCTCGGAGCTTGACCTGCTGACCATCGGCACCGTCAACGACATGTACGCCGAAATGAGCAACGACGACTGGGACTACCCGGAAATCGCGACACAGGAAATGATGGATAGATTTTAATAGGGAGGAGGAATCCGCATGGCGAATAGAATCAAAGGCATCACCGTCGAGATCGGCGGCGACACCACTAAGCTGACCGAATCGCTCAAATCGGTCGACAAGCAGATCAGCAATACGCAGAAAAGCCTGCGGGACGTCAACAAGCTCCTGAAGCTCGATCCTGGCAATACGGAACTCCTCTCCCAGAAGCAGAAAGGACTTCAAACTGAAATTGCCGCAACTAAGGAGCGGCTTGAAGCGCTCAAGGAAGCAGCAAAACAGGCAGATCAGGCTCTTGCAAACGGCGACATGAGCCAGAGCCAGTACGATGCGCTTCAGCGAGAAATCGTCGAAACCGAGCAAGACCTCAAAAGCCTGACCAAGGAATATGAGAACTTCGGCTCCGTCTCCGCACAGAAGATTGCGGCAGCCGGTGAGAAGGTCAAATCCGTCGGCGAGAGCCTTTCCAGTGCTGGAACAAAAATGACGATGGGCTTCACTGCTCCCGTTGTGGCCGGAGCGACAGCGGCAGTCACTGCCTACGGCGACGTGGACAAGCAGTTCAACCTCGTCAAACAGACGATGGGCGACACAGCGAACTCTGTCGAGGACTTCGAGGGACTATGGGACCAGATCGGGACCTCCGCGAAGGAATCTGTCTACGGCATGCAGGACGCAGCCGACGCCACCTTGAACTTCGCGCGTCAGGGCTTCACGGCAAAAGAAGCAACCGACATGCTGACTCCGGCGATGAACCTTGCCGCGGGTACTGGCACGGATCTTTCCGAAACCACATCTGGACTTGGCAACGCCATGAAGATGTTCGGTGCGGACTCCTCTGAAGCGGCAAACTACGCGGACGTTCTCGCCAAGGCGCAGGCACAGGCGAACACCACGACCTCGGAGCTTTTCGAGGCAATGTCCGTTGCAGGGCCTATCTGCAAGACCGTCGGATGGGATGTGAAGGATCTCGCGACGATTACTGACGTGTTCGGAAACGCGGGCATTTCCGGTTCTGAAGGTGCGAACGCTCTGAAAACAGGACTCGCACGTCTCGCTTCTCCCGCCAAGGAAGGCGCGACGGCAATGGATCAGCTCGGGCTTTCCACCGGACAGACCTACGCCATCTTCAATGAAAACGGCACGCTCAAGGACATGCCGACCGTGCTGGCAAATCTGAACTCTGCGTTCTCCGGTCTGACCGATCAGGAAAAGCTGGAAGCCGCCGCTAATATCTTTGGCAAGGAACAGATGTCCAAGTGGCTGACGCTGATCCAGACCTCACCGTCTGAGGTGTCGTCTCTCCGCGACGCGCTCGACGACTGCGGCGGCTCGGCGGAGAACATGTCGAACGCCCTGATGAGCGGCACCGGCGGTACAATCGAGCAGCTCAAGTCCACCTTCGATGTGCTGACGGTTACCATCGGTCAGGCAGTCGCACCGGCGTTCCTGAGCCTGATGGAGAAGATCATCGACGTAATGAACGCTATCATGAACATGGACCCGGCGATGCAGAAAATGATCCTGGCCATCACCGCAATCGTGGCGGCCATCGGTCCTGTGCTGATCGTCATTGGAAAGATGGCGACAGGAGTCGGGGCATTGATGACGCTTGCGCCGAAGATCGTATCTGCAATCAATATAGTTAAAGGTGGCATGACTGCGCTCAACGCGGCAATAGCGGCGAATCCAATAGGTCTCATCATTACAGCAATTGGACTGCTCGTCGCGGCCTTTATTTACCTGTGGAACAACTGCGAGAGTTTCCGCAATTTCTGGATCAACCTCTGGGACAACATCAAGGAAGTCGCGATAACCGTCTGGACAGCGATCAAGGACTTCTTCACAACCATCTGGACTGCCATCAGTGGCGTGTTCACCTCCGCGATGAACGGCATCAGTAGCTTCCTGTCCGGCGCGTGGAACGGAATACAGAGCATCGTTACAACGGTGATGAACACCATCAGCACGGTGATTCAGACTGTGTGGAATGGCATCAAGACATTCTTCACCACAATTTTTACGGCGATACAGACTGTCGTCACAGCCTACTTCAATATCTACAAGACGGTCATTACCACCGTTCTTACAGCTATCCAGACTGTGGTGAACACGATATGGAACGCAATAAAGACTGTGATTTCGACGGTATGCACAGCCATTCAGACTGTCGTCACAACCGTCTGGAATGCCATCAAAACCGCGATTACGACAGTCTGCAACGGTATCAAGATCGCCGTCACGACCGCTTGGAACGGAATAAAGGCCATCACCTCGACCGTGTTCAACGGAATTAAATCCGTCGCGACCTCGGTATGGAACGGCATTAAATCAGCCGTGATGAGCGTCGTGAACACGATGAAGTCCGGGATTACCTCCGCCTTCAATGCTATCAAAAGCACGATCAGTGGAATCCTGAACGGCATCAAATCAACGTTCACATCGGTGTTCAATAACATCTGGAGCTTTGTCTCCGGCGTCGTGAACAAGCTGAAAGGCGTGTTCAACTTCAAGTGGAGCCTGCCGAAAATCAAGCTCCCGCACTTCTCGATTTCCGGTTCGTTCAGTCTGAATCCGCCGAGCATTCCGCATTTCTCTGTCTCCTGGTACAAGAAAGCGATGAACGGCGGCATGATCCTCAAGGACGCGACCATCTTCGGGCAGTCCGGGGGAACGCTCCTCGGAGGAGGCGAAGCTGGCGACGAAGCCGTGGTCGGCGTGAACAGTCTTAAAAACATGATACGGGAAGCCGTCAGCGAAACCGCCGGATACAATGGCCCACTGATCAATATCGAAACCATGAGCGTGCGCAGCGACGACGACATACGCAAAATCTCGCAGCAGCTCAACACCCTGCTTGTCGGCAGCCGCCGCGCGAAAGGATCGGTGATCTAATGGGATTCAAATTCAACGGCAGAACGAGCCAGAGCTTCGGCTTGGCGACCAGAATGACAAAGGAAATCAGAATGCCGGACTTCACCAACAACACGATCACCGTTCCCGGACGCGAGGGCGTATTCGACTTTGGCGAGACCATCGGCGAGCGCAAGATCGAAATATCCTGTTTCATCCCTCCTGGAAAATCCGATGAGGATTTTCTCGCCCGCAAGGACGAGATCATCGCGTGGCTTAATCCGGACATCGGGCTGTGCGATCTGATACTGGACAAGGAGCCGAACCGCGTGCACCGTGCGAGACTCGAGAGCGGATTCTCGTTTGACAAGGTCGTACGGAACTCCTGCACCTTCGATCTGACGTTCCTCTGTCCCGATCCATACGCCTACGCCGAAAACGACGAGACGTTTGAAATCACCGAGGCCGGGACGTTCTCGCTGAACCGGACACTCGGCAATGCCGATTCCCTGCCGGTCTATTCACTTACGGCGGACCTTGCCAAAGGCAAGAATGCGGTCGTCACGACCAACGGCAGCAGCCTGAAGATTGACGGTGCACTCTCCAAGAATGAGATTCTGGTGATTGATTCCTCGCTCATGACTGCGAAGGTCACGGATTCTGACGGCAATACGCTTCGCAACGGCCTGCCGCTTCTAGAAAGCCTTGACTTCCCGGCGCTCAAGGTCGGCGCGAACACGATCACAATTGAAGCCGACAGCACTACGGAGACGACGGTTCAGACGCTGAACTCGCAGAACAAGTTCACCGGGCAGGTTCCCGCGTCATGGGGAGCGGATGGTCTGTGGCGGTTCAATGAATCCGCGCCGGATTCCGACACATGCCTTGCGGACTCCTCCGGCAAAGACAGAAAGGCATCCATCAGTGGATGGAGCGGCACTACGGCTTCCCTGCAGGCAGGCCACCTTGGCAGGTCGTTCCGCATGAACATCAACAATCCCTCGACCGAGCAGACGTATCTGAAAGTCAGCAACGACGGCACGCTGTTTTCGAATATCGGCAAGACGATAGTAGTCGGCGGATGGTTCATGTCCACAACATACTCGGTCGGAAATACTTTCTGCCCGCTGCTCAATACCCGCCAGGGAACCGGCAACCCGATATTCTACCTATCACTGCATTCCGGCAATCCGCGCCTGATGCTCTACAATTCCTCCGGAACACTGATCCTCGATGAGGATTTCACGCCGAGCTTCACGCTAACAAACGGCCTGTGGTACTTCATAGTGGCGGTGATCAAGCCGGACGACAGGACAGCACAGTATGTGCTTGAATGCCGGAGCACCGGCGAAATCTGGATATCCGATGCGGTCAGCTTCACAGGTGACCTCAACCGATCCTGTACAGCCGACCTGATCTGGGGAATGCACGCCGAGACATACTGGTATGCGGGTAACTTCGACGACTGGTTCCTGAACTGTGAGTCGGATTTAACAGCGGACGACATCGCCCTCTGGTTTCAGAAGTCCCTGACGGCAAATGCGGCGGACTCGACGGCAGACGTGGACGGACTGATGACAGAGGACGCCGTGACACTCAAAGCAACGGACTCCGCCTACGCGACGAGCGGATACCTCACAACCGCCGCCGTGGAATACGGTATAGTGGGAAAATGCTATCTTTCCCTGACTGCCGATAAGCCGGCCGGTACAAGCGTCTCCGTTGAGACCTCCACCTCGGGTGACTTATCGACGTGGAGCGACTGGGCGACTCCCGGCGCGGACAATACGGTGCAGTCGGATTCTGCGAAATACATCAAATTCCGTGTGACGCTTGCCACAACGGATTCATCGGTAACGCCAATGGTAAAAAGCATCACACTCTCGACGCCCAGAGAGTCCGCGTTCAAGAAACTGACCATTCAGGCCCGCAGCAGATGGAGGTGATCCTGTGGCTGAGAAAAAACAACTAGCCGTTCTTGATCTGAACGGCGAACTGGAAGCCGTGCTGGAAAACGCCTACGACGTGATTATCACGGGCGAGATCAACGGCATCGACACGCTCGAATTCAGCCTGCCCTTCCGTGACGAGAAACGCAAATATCTGGAGAACGAAAAGCAGGTCAAGGTCGGCGATGACGCATACCGCATCCGTACAATCACCGATGAAAAAAACGAGCAAGGCACAGCCATAACCTCGGTCTACGCCGAGGCGGCGTTCTATGACCTGGGATTCTCGACAAAGAAAGCCGAGATCACCTTCAACGCGGACACCGCCGACGTGCCAATGGCATACGCGCTACATGACACTGGATGGACGGTCGGGACCGTCAACAAGCAAACCAAACGCACCTGGACCTGTCAGGAGAAAAACGCGCTCGCGATTCTGCGCAAAGTTCAGGATCTGCACGGCGGCGACCTGATCTTCGACAACGCGAACAAGACCGTAAGCCTGCTGACCTTCAGCGGCACGGACTCGGGTGCATTGTTCTGCTACAAGAAGAACATGAAGTCCATCAAACGCGTGATCGACACGCAGAGCCTGATTACCCGGCTCTACGCCTACGGCAAGGATGGCATGACGTTCGCGTCCATCAACGAAGGCAAGGAATATGTCGAGGACACGACCTACACCAATGAAATCCGCGTCTCGACGCTCGACTGCTCGAATTTCACCAATCCGTACCAGATGCTGGAATACGCCGAGATGCGTCTCGCCGACTATGCCACACCGAGAATTTCCTATGTTCTGAACGCAATGGATCTGTCCGTGCTGACCGGCTATGAGCATGAAAGCTGGAAGCTCGGCGACATCGTGACGGTCAGGGACGATGAACTGAACATCAGCGTCAAGACACGAATCGTCAGGCGCGAGTATAACCTCTTGGAACCATGGAATACAGTTCTGGAGCTGTCCACCACGCTCCGCGAACTCGGCGATTCCTCTTCGCAATGGGACGCTGCCGCTGACATGCTTTCCGGTGCGAACCTCGTCGATAGTCAGGAAATGAAAGACCTCGTGCCGTTCAACCATCTGCGCAACTCACGAGCAGACAGCGGACTCAATTACTGGGAAAACTCCGGCTTTGAGGTCGATGCAGAGAACGGCGTATCCGGCACGGCGTCCTTTAAATGTGAAGGTGCTCTGAATACGACGAAGAGTCTGACGCAGACCATCACTCCGGCGAACCGCGATAGCTATACCTTTTCCTGTCAGATCGCGTCCGACGATCTCAAGATGGGCGACAACGGACAGGTCGGTGTGGAAATTACCTTTGAGTACGAGGACGGAACCACCGAGACGCGGTTCATTGACCTGATTTAAGGAGGCGTGCAATGGCTTCATTTACACATATGGCGCAGGCAGTTTCTCCGCAAAATGGGCGCGTGAAAAAAATCCGCATTCGCGTCTGCGTGACCGACTGCACCGGAACAATCTATATAACCGACATGTTCCTTCAGGGCGGTTCCATTGCGACCGGCTGGGTGGGACATGTTTCAGAGATTCAATGGACGCAGGACGGTGACTGATTATGCCGATATTCACACGCTTTACAGAGACAATCAACAAGAAGGAAAAAAAGCGGATCGTCAGCATCACCGTAAAACCAACCGTCACAGACTGTACCGGGACCGTCTGGTTCACCGACCTCATGCTGCAGGAAACCGCGATGCTCTCAGGCTACGTAATCAACACAGAGACAATGCTAAAGAAGTATGCGACCGGCGACGAATATGCCATCACCGGAAAGCGCTTCTTCAATGGCATCGTCCGTGGCAGCGCGACCTGCATCATCTTCAATCTCGGCAAGACCTCAACTGGACTTGACTGGAAGGTCTATCCGAATCAGGACATGAAAGCAGGCAGCGTTTCGCTTGGCCTCGGCGCGGGAGCGCACAAAGCGATCTTTACGGATGCTGCAAGCGCGGGTGATGAATTATCCCTTCTCGCGTCAAGCCGCGAATGCCTGAAGAACGGCTCCGCAACCGCCAAGGACGGATTCTTTCAATATTCCGCCGCAGGCGACAGCAAGCACCCGGTCACTGTCGAGGAGAAGAAATCGGCAAAGCTGTATGTGGAGTTTCAGGAGATGGAGGATGGTGATGTGATATGAACAGGGATATTCTCAAAGGCCGCAAGTGCATGGTCTGGACGTTCATGGGAAACGCCCGCATGTACACCGCATTGAAGAATTACGGAGACCGCCTCTCTCAGGTAGGTCTCTTTTCTTTTAAGGTCGACGCGACCGGGACGATTACCGAAACCGGCGTGGCAATATCCGATATGCTGACCTACATCAATAAGTATCCGCATATCACGTGGCTCCTCACTGTCCGCAATGACGGAACATCGAGTGTATTTACTGCTCTTCGCGAGAATACAGACGGAGCGCAGGACAAGTTCCTGAGCGAGCTGCTGCGGATCATGGAGAAGTATCCGTGGTGCGCAGGCGTCGACATCGACCTCGAGCGCGGCGGCGATTACTCAACGCACGCCAAGTCGACCGCCATGTTCAAGAACATCTGGAACACGGTCAAGAATTATGACAGCACGAAAAAGGTCAATATCTGCCTTCCCGGAATGGACTCCGTCAACGGGTCGGTCGGCGGCGAGAACTGGTGCGTCTATGCTGACCTAAATCCATACTGCGATACGGCGGCGATCATGAGCTATGGAATGGCGTGGGCAGGAAGTGCTCCCGGACCAGTGTCACCCAAGGATTGGCTCGACGGAATCTATGATTACGCCGTTACCGCGATGACGCCTGAGAAGGTGTTCATGGGACTTCCGGCATACGGCTGGAACTGGCAGATCTACGATACGCCGGAGAATCTTGGGAAAACCTATCGCGGAACTTCGAACACCTACTACGCCGCCAAGAACTGGGTAACGGGCAAGTACAACTTCACGGACGACAAGCCGCCTCAGCCGTTCATCCCGATTTTGGCGTACTGGGATGACTACAACAAGGTACCATATGCGTTCCCGCAGGTCTACGATTTTGCGGAAGGTCAGGACGCTTCAAGCTACGAGTACCCGCTGATGACCGGAACCTACAACCGGCGAAGGTACCTCACTGCCTACAGCAAAACACAGAAGACCTCGTTTGGAACGGTCTATGTGGATCATGATGGCACGCCGGACAACTACACCGGTATCGTCTCTTCGGAGAACGGTATCGCAGTCATGGGTGACGAGGGAGAAGCGACATACAGCTTCTCCGTATCAAGCGCCGGAACATACGACATCGCTGTGAGGCTCTGCTATCCCTTCTGGGACAAGAACGGTATCTATATCAGCATTGACGAGACACAGAAGCACTTCACCGAATCGCGGCTCTGGTGGCCGTACTGGAGGAGCACCTTCTGGGCATCGCTTGTAGATGGCATTTCGCTATCTGCCGGGATGCACACCGTTACGGTATCGGTCGATGTGAAAGGTGTGCAGTTCTACGGGTTCCGCGTCTGCTCGGCATTCAGTGAGAAACCGTCCGCCGGATCAGCTTCGTTTACCCTGTCTCCGCGCCACTTCATAGACGTGGACGGAAACGAATGCCAGCCGGATAAGGGCTTCAAGCTCACGACAGAAGTCCTGCGCCGCAAGCCCGACTCCGCGCTCATCTGGTACGAGGACTTCGAGGACTACGGCATGCTCGAGACGAACTACTGGCAGACGTTGTCCGGCTCTTGGAAGGTCTGGCGGTCGGATGAATACTCCGAATCCAGAGTGTATTCGCAGCTCGACGGCAGCGGCCAATTTGCGTGGAACTATGACGGATTCAAGGACATCCACTTGAGAGCACGTCTTGCGTTTCCGTCCGGCAGCACCGGCAAAGCGGGAATCTTCTGCGGAAATCTATTCTGTTGCCTGAACTACGACAGTCAAGCCGTAGAGCTATGGAGCGGAGGCACGAAACTCGGAAGCTACTCTCAGTCCATTGCGCAGACACCAACCGCAACTCTTCGCACCGACCCGACGACCTACACCATCGAGATGCGGATTCGCGGCAGCACGGTTCGCGTCTATTCCGGTGCATCCAACACGCTCCGGTTCACGGCGACCGTCAGCGGATTCACCGGAGGAACCGCGGGCTACCGGTCTGACCAGAGGACTATCTGCGAGCTTCTCCGCATGGGCGACGCATGGACGTATGAGCCATATGAACGGTTCGACGTAACCTTCCCGGACGGCAGCGTCACGCAGTACGGGAAGATCAGCCGGAGCAATGTCACCTGGGATGATGAATTTCAGGTATTCACGCTGACAAGCGACATCGAGGAATCCGAAACCCGCTCTGATTCCATCTCGATGGACTACGAGTTCTACCACTCGGCGCAGCTCGACCTCAAATGTGGGAAGGACTACACGATTACGGTCACGCCGAAGGACATCGACATCTGGATTTCGCGGCTGTTCCTCGGAGACGCGGACGGGTTCTCCATCCTCTACTATCAGGATGTGGACTCTCTCGTCTACTGGGCAAACCAGGCCGCCTACCACTGGAACTTGCGCGGCATTGCGATCTGGTCGCTCGGGCAGGAGGATCTCCGATTGTGGGAGGCTTTGCCGAAACAGACGAACACCTCATAACTTCATAAATCACACAGTTTTCCAAGGCTGTCTGCAATCTCGCAGGCGGCCTTTCTTTTTGCTCAAAATCAAAGGAGGGACTTATCAATGAAGGAATTCTGGAACACTATACAGCTCATTTTCGCAGCCATCGGAGGGTGGCTCGGCTACTTCTTAGGAGGCTGCGACGGGCTGCTCATCGCGCTCATCATCTTTGTGGTCTGCGATTACATCACCGGCGTGCTCTGCGCTATCGCGGACAAGAAACTGTCGAGTGCAGTCGGCTTCAAAGGAATCTTCCGCAAGGTACTAATCTTCATTCTGGTCGGAATCGCCAACATCCTCGACATCCACGTGCTCGGTCACGAGGGCGTGCTGAGAACAGCGATCATTTTCTTCTACATCAGCAATGAAGGACTCAGTTTAACAGAAAACGCTGCGCACCTCGGACTGCCGATACCAGGCAAGCTCAAGGACGTGCTCGAACAGCTTCACGACAGAAACGACAAGGAGGAACAGTAATGGCATACAAGGGAATCGACGTATCCGTCTGGCAGGGAAACAGCATCGACTTTAACATGGTCAAAGCGTCTGGCATTGACTTCGTGATCATCCGCGCTGGATACGGAAACGGCAACAAAGACAAATACTTCGAAACGAACTACAGCAAGGCGAAAGCTGCAGGACTTCACGTCGGCGCGTATTGGTATTCATATGCTACATCCGCTGACGGTGCGAAGCAGGAAGCGAAATCCTGCGCATCTGTCCTGTCCGGCAAACAGATCGACTACCCGGTCTACTTCGACATTGAGGAGAAGTCACAGCTCGCGCGCGGACGGAATTTCTGCTCATCGCTTACCACAGCATTCTGCACGGAGTTGGAGAGCCGCGGCTATTACGCCGGATTCTACACCTCGCTTTCGAGTCTGAACTCCGTGGTGACAGATGCCGTGAAGAAGCGGTTCACCGTATGGGTGGCGCAGTGGGCGAGCAAATGCTCGTATCCCAGCGCTTACGGTGTCTGGCAATATTCGTCCAAAGGAAAAGTAAACGGCATCAGCGGGAATGTCGACATGAACTACTCCTACATCGACTTCCCGAGCACAATTAAGAACGGCGGATTCAACGGCTATGGCAAAAGCGCTACTGCCAATACATCAACAACGACCGTAAAGAAATCCGTGGATGAGATTGCCTCCGAGATCATCGCCGGTAAATGGGGCAACGGAGCTGACCGTAAAAAACGTCTGACAGCCGCAGGATATGACTACAATACTGTACAGGCGAAGGTCAACGAAAAGCTCGGTACATCCTCTAAAAAATCCACTGCCATCTACTACACAGTCCAGCGCGGTGACACGCTCTCCGGCATCGCCAAGAAGTATGGAACGACCGTGTCCGCGATCCAGAAGCTGAACTCCTCGCTTATAAAAAACGTGAACCTCATCCAGGTCGGATGGAAGATTCGCGTGAAATAACCACATCCCCTTCTCTGGCCCACTGGCTTTCCTTTATTTGGATTGACAGTGGGCTTTTTTTCGTCTCTGCTTCGTCAAAACGAGCCTCCCGCCTCCAGTGGAAAGCAGGAGGAGAAACATCATGACGAAGGAAAATAACTACTACACAGATGAGCGTATCCGCAGCGATCTCGATTATCAGCGGGCGCAGAGAATCGCCAAAAACATGCTTGATTCAGGCTTGATTTCCGGTGAGGAATTCAACAAATTATGCAACATCAATCGCAAAACATTCTCTCCCCTGTTCGTGGAAATATATCCGAAAATCACTTGCTATGTGTCCGAAACAGAGTGATGTATGGACACTGACAAGGAGGAAAACCAATGCGGAAAGTAACGAAAATAGAACAGACAAGCATTAAAAAAAACAAGTCAAAAAAGCTAAAAGTTGCCGCCTACTGCCGCGTATCTACAGACTCGGATGAGCAGCTTGAGAGCCTTGAAACCCAGAAAACGCATTATGAAAACTACATCACTTCGCGCAATGACTGGCAGTTTGCCGGAGTCTATTACGACGAGGGCATCAGCGGCACTGACAAAGCCCATCGTCCGGAGCTCAAACGGCTCATACAGGACTGCAGAGCTGGGAAGATCGACATGATCATCACCAAGAGCATTAGCCGCTTCTCCCGGAACACCACGGACTGTCTTGCGCTCGTCAGAAAGCTCCTTGAGCTGAACATTCCCGTCTGGTTTGAGAAGGAGAACATCAACACCGGTTCGATGGAGAGCGAGCTCTTCCTATCCATTCTCTCGAGCATGGCAGCAGACGAATCCCTTTCCATAAGCTTGAACAGCAAATGGAGCATCAAGAAGCGATTTGAAAACGGGACCTTCAAGATCAGCTACCCGCCATACGGGTACAACTGGGACGGCGAAACAATGACCATCAACCCTAAGCAGGCGGAGATTGTCCGCCGAATCTTCTCTGAAGCACTCTCCGGGAAGGGAATCGCTACCATTGCCGCGGAGCTTAACCGGGAGCAAATCCCGACGAAGCGCGGAGGGCACTGGAGCCCGTCAGGGATACGCGGAATGCTAGCAAACGAGAAATACTGCGGAGACTGCCTCTACCAGAAAACATGGTCCGATTCAGCCTACAAGCGTCACCTAAACCACGGCGAGCAGACACAGTACCTGCAGCAGAACCATCACGAACCAATCATCAGCCGCAAGGACTGGGAAGCAGCGCAGAAGCTTATCTCCCAGCGAGCTAATGAGAAGAACATCAGCAAAGGCAATGAAAAGTATCAGAACCGCTACGCTTTCTCTGGCAGAATCATCTGCGGCGAGTGCGGTGCTGCCTTCAAACGGCGAATCAACTACACCACGGACGGAAGCTACGCGGCATGGAGCTGCAAAACGCACCTTGCCGACAAGGACCGGTGCTCCATGCTCTTCATCAGGGACAATGATCTCAAGCTTGCATTCACAACCATGATGAACAAGCTCATCTTCGCGCACCGGCTGATCCTTAAGCCCTATGCGGAGAGCCTGAAGCAGAATTCGACAAGTCAGACGCTCATCCGCATACAGCAGCTCGAAACAAAACTCGCCGAGAACGCCGACAAGCGCAAAACGCTGACGAAGCTCATGGCACAGGGATTCATCGACCAGGTAATCTACAGCCAGCAGACCTCTGAGCTCCTCTCACAGGCTGACGGCGTCCGGAAACAGATAGACGCCTTGAAAAACACGACAAGCAGTGAAACCGCAGCTTTGATGCAAACGAAGGACCTTCTGCATTTCGTCGAAAAAAGCAAAATGCTGGAGGCTTTCGACGACCGGATTTTCACACGGTTCGTTGAACGTATCGTCATCCACTCACGACACGAGGCGGCGTTCAAGCTCAAGTGCGGGCTCACGCTCACGGAAAGGATGTGAAAAACCATAGGACATACTCCATACGGATACAGAATCGAAAACGGCAAGGCAGTCATAGACGAGGATAAAGCCAAACAGATACGGAAGCTCTATAAGAACTATCTTGACGGCATGGCCCTTGCCAAGGCAGCGCACGAAGCAGGAATCGAGACCTGGCATGGCTCAGCAAAGCGCCTGCTCGAAAACAGGCATTTCCTCGGAGACGACTACTACCCCGCCATCATCGACCAGCAAACCTATAACAAGGCACAGGCGGAGCGCCAGCGTCGAGCAGAGAAGCTCGGACGGACGAACAGAAAGAAGCAGCCGCCGGATACGCGAAAGCCGCCGACTCGCTTCAAACTCTCCGCTCCCGAATCGATCTATGACGATCCGAAGCAACAGGCAGAATACCTGTACAGTCTGATAGAAAGCGAGGTGCAGTGA